CGCTGACATTCGGCCTGTTGTATTTCATGGCCGGAGTGACTGTCGCCGCGTGCCTACTGTTTCTGTGCTGCACGCCTAGGCCCGAGTACCCACGCCTCGTCGAGAACGTGCGCGACGGCGACACCGTCCGCCGCGTCATCGTGCTAGGGAGGGACACCGTGAGGTTATCGGGGTACCAGCCGGTGTTCAAGGCTGACACCGTTTACCGCGCCATATGGGGGCCGCCACGATGAGCGAGGGGTGGGTGTGTCCGAAGTGCGGTGCTGTGTGGGCACCGTTCATGCCGTCCTGTGGTCGCTGCAATGGGGGCGCGGTTGCGCTTGCCAGTTACACCGACAGCGTGACGCCGTGCCCGCACATCAACACCTACACCACCACCAGCGGCACCTATTGTGCTGGCTGCGGGAAGTTTGTGGAGGGGGCGAAGCCATGAGAACGGTGTCGCCACTGCACGAGTGGGACGAGGACGTTGCGACGAACGGCGTGGAAGCCGCAAAGCCGATGACGTTCTACATCGACCGCGCCATCGCGGCCGCACGCCACGAGGGCAGGCTGGAGGGGGCAAAGGCTGCATTGCTCGACGTCAATCTCGGCATGGGGACGCAAGGGCCGGTCACTATCGACATGCATGTCCTACTGGACATGTCGGCGGCCCGCATCGTGGCCAAGATGGAAAATGGTGATACGGGGCAAACTTAACCCCATAACCTACACAATCGTCAACCGGAGGCCCCATGGGTGAGCGTATTGTAGCCTGCACCAGCCTTTTATACAGCACCGAATTAAGGGATATTGTCACAACGATTCTCGAAGAACACGGTCTTGTGATTGACCGCGATGCTGTAATCGCATATGTCCATGGCTCCTGTAAGGCATCGTGGACTCCCGGCATTGAAATTGATGAGTTCATCGGTTGGGATGAGGAGCTTCTACTTGAACTAGCTACCCGCACAAAAGACCTAAAGCTATGGTGGTTAACTATCCTAGGAGATTGTGGCGATTACACAGTTACCGTTCGTTTCAACAACGGGGCCTACAAAGCAGTTACAGTTCGCTATCGAGACGACGGCATGCTAATTGTTACAACCAATGAAGACGGCAAAACGCATGAATAAGCAAATCCTCTCCCTCCCCGAGCTAGTGAAGACCAACGCCCGTGTCCCTCCACCTCTCATCGAGGGCATGTGCCTCGCAAAGACGAACATCCTGGTGACGGGGCCGCCCGGCGCCGGGAAGACCATGCTGTTGAAACACATCATGCTCTGCCTGAATACAGGCCAACCCGTCTTTGGCAGCCGCTCCGTCAAGGGCACCCACCGCTGTCTCTTCATCGGTGATGACGCCGCCACATGGTACTACCACCAACAGATTCTCATGGTCCACCGGGGCCTAGGCAGCCCCGACATTAGCGACAGCTTCATGTGGTTGGAACCAAACGGTAAGCTAACCGGCCCATCATTCCTTGCCCGCCCCCCGAGCCGTGTGAAGGAGGACAGCCCCTTCGCTGCTGCCCTTGAGGCACGGCTGGGGGCGGACGATGGGCCGACGGTCATTATCTGGGACACCTTGCGGAGGTTCCATAACCTGAATGAAAAGCTGGACGAGCATATGGCCCCGTTGGTCGAGTACCTAAAGTGGCTAAGGAGTCACTATGGGCTCACCATGTTTTGGGCGCACCATGAGCGCAAGGCCCAGCAAGGTATGGTGAGTGGTGGCACGGATAAGGCCCGAGGTTCAAGCGAACTAACGGCTGGGTTCGACGCCCACTGGAGCTTGTCAAAGTATCGCAAAGTCCGTAAGTATAAGCTATCATTGGAGAAAGTCCGTGGCCTACCCGAAGATGAGCTAGACCCTATCTGGTATACTATGGACAATATCGGTACGCGAGAGCAGCCTGCCCTATCCTTCCTCGCTACCGACGGCGAGGCCCCCACCCAGAAGATTGACTACTCATGGCTCCCGTGGAAACAGGGCGAGACTATCTCCCGCCACGAACTCATCAACCGCATTAGAGGGACGGTTGGCGACGAGACTGTCGCCACAAGGAAGGCAGATGCCGCTATTGGCTGGCTTCGTTGGAACAAGAAAGTCGTTCAGCCCAAGCGTGGGCAGTGGACCCTTGTGGAGAAGATATGAGATTCACTATCAGTCAATTGAACGCATGGCTTAAGTGCCCCGAGTTTGCCTATAACCAACACATCCACATGCGTGGTGTTGGGAAGAGTCGGCCCATGGTCCTTGGCGATATGTTCCACCAGAACATGCACGCCCGATTGGAAGGCCGCCCCCTCCCATACGCCCTAGCCGATAACACCGACCGTGAGTGGCCCTATCTCTGCAACGTTGTCGCCAACTGGGAAACCCCAAAGGATTGGCAAATCATCGGCGTCGAGAAGAGCCTCGTCGCCCCTTTCATGGAGCATGAGATGATGGGCCGATTGGATTGCCTCATCATCCGGAAGGGTGGCGTTTGGGGTGTGCAGTGGAAGACCATGGCGAAGGGAAAGAGCCTTGCAAATCATCAGGAGTCTGTTAGATTATCCTTTCATGAAGCCGCCTATCAGTATCTCGTTCAAATGAACCGTGAGCATTTGAACATTGGCGACCTCCCCTACAGGGGGACCATCCTTGGAACTGCGGTCAAGCAATTGAAGGAGAACGGCGACGGCTATAAGATGGTCATCGCTTGCCTTCCCCGAACAAGGAACGAGCAGGAGAGTCTACTACAAAGCATCGCCCGCATTGTTGATACCATGGATAAGTCTGACGTATATCGGAACTATAACGAATGCATTGATAGCATCTATGGTCGCTGTCAATACTATGATGCCTGCCATGCGGGCATTGACATCAATGGCCCGCCCTTCATTAACCTTGAGAACCGCTATAAGGACCAGTCTTGAATGAACAAGCGAAAGGCTGCGGAAGATGCGATGACGTTGGATGCGCCCTTTGTTTTCTGCGGCAATTGTGGTATCGGTTACCGACTGATGGACACCATTGAGGAGAGTTGGTGTCGGGAGTGCGGAGGGGGTCGGGGGATGGACCCGCAACTGAAGGCGGCCCAACGAGTTAGAGCCCGAATCCTTAAGCGCCCTCGCGCATCCAAGGGGAGAAAATGACAGACGAGCCTCTATGCTTTTGGTGCGGCAAGCCAATGCCAGAAGGTATGATGGGCTTGTGCTGCCTAACCTGTTATCCTTTGAAGGAAGCCGCCTACGCCGAGAGCCGCGCTTTGGGTGAGAACACATATGAAGCCGTCATGACTCGTGCCTTTAAGAAGTGCAACCCGGATAAGGAACTATGACAGACCGACAGAAGCTAGCCAAGCTCGTTGATGCACTAGTGAACAGCACCTATGTTGATGTGACGCATCTTCAGGCCATTGACGAGCCCCACCCAGTTGACTTGCTGGTTGAAATCCTTCCGCAGTTTATCTCTCGACGGGAGGCCCTTGAGTTCTGCCGGAATAGCAATGCCGGAATCGTTCACATGATTTACGACGACTATAAGCAGTTCTTTGAACCTGACCCCCCAGCCGAGGCGCACGCGCCCATCAAGCACGAGGAGTTGAGTCTCTTTGAGGAGGAAGAATGAGCCTGTTGATTGTCACACCAACCATTGGCCGTCTGACCCTTCGTCGCACATTGGATAGCGCTGCGTCCACCCTTCATGAAAACGACCAATGGATTGTCGTTGGGGACGGACCACAGCCGGGCGTTGAGGAACTCGTAATGGAATACGGGGAATCCTTCCTGTACCGAGAGACAGCGACCCGTACCATGGTGTACGGCAACGCCCAAAGAAACCTCGCCCTCGACATGCTGAAGAACAACGACCCCGAGTTTGAGGGCATCACCCACGTCTGCTTCATTGACGACGATGACATCTATACTACCGGAGCCATCGACCGCCTCCATGAAGCTATGACGGTCCGCCCCGATGTCATGCACACCTTCCCCGTTTGGGTGGGCTGGAACGCCGCTGGCGGCAACCTAGCCTATCGGGATATGGCCCTTCCCGGCATCCTCGTCCCCCGAACCGTTAATGCTCGCTTCGACGGCAAGGGTATTGGTGAGGACCTTCGCTTCGCCGTCGAATGCAATGAGCAGTTTGAGTGGCTATCCCACGGCGGGGAGGACATCCTCGTGACCATCACACCCCACGTCATGAGCGTGAAAAATGTCTAGAGATGAATTCCTTATTGGCTTCCAGTATCTTCACCTTGTTGCCAAGAAGGACAAGCACGTTATCGCCTTCCAGACGGGCATTGACAAGCTGAACAAGCTGGGGTGGGACATCTATTTCAACATCAACCCACCCCGGAAGAAGCTGCATCGCAGAGTCCGGGCATCAGACGTTGACCATGTTTCCGGCATCCTTGTCGATTACGACAGGCTCTTTACCAAAGAGGAAGCACAAGAGTTCATTGAGGAAACCTCTTTGAACCTATGGCTTCGCAATGCTGGAGCAATCTGGACCGGCCGAGGCGTGCAGCTTATCATCCCTATCCTTAGCCCCGATGTCCCTGAGGACTGGCCCCGGGTTGTCCGGGCCTTCCTCGCCAAGCACGCCCCCGCAGCCGACCAAACCGTCTGCGATGTCGCCCGCCTCGCGCGGGTGCCAGAAACCATCAACTGGAAGACCGGGAACAAGGGCTTCATTGGCCGCATCCCCAAGGCTACCTATGACGCTAAGCAGATTATCAATGAGGTGGGGCCCCTCCCACCCATTGAGAAGCCCGCACCACCCCCCGTTGCTCTCAATGATTCTGCGAATCTCTGGGAGATTGAGAAGCATCTAACCGTCACCGCCCGCATCTGGTTGGAGCAGGGCGCACCGAAAGGTGCCCGACACGGCCACGCCTATGCCTGCGCCGCCAGCCTGCGTGACATCGGTATGTCCCCCGAGAGAACCATCGAGCTACTGCGGTGGGGAAATCTCATGTGCCACGAAAGGCTATCAGATTATGAAATCAACAAAATCGCGGTTGAAGTTTTCCGCGTTCAACAGCGCCATGATGGACAAGCCTGATTTCGCCACCCTAGTTATCATCCTTCTCGCCTTCATCTATTTGGGTTGGGCGGCAATCTTCAGATAGGAGGCCATGTGCCGATTAAAGTCTATGACTCATTGGAACCAGCACCCCAACAGGAATTCATCTGCTTGATGGGCGCAGGAGGGACAGGGAAGTCTCGCCTTGCCTATTCCATTGTCCGTGCGAACCCCAAGAAGTACGGCCCAAAGGCCCTCGTCCTCGCCTTTGACCCCGGCAGTGAGGGCCTTCCCTCCGCCATCCCTGAGGATAAGGACAACCTCATCGTTGCCAAGCTGGTTACCGATAACAAGGGCCAGCTTGACCCATATCAGGAGATGGTGGACTTCATCACGGGCGAGCTTCCCAACATGCCCGACGTTGGAACCGTCATCCTTGACACCCTGACCTACTGGTCTGGTGACCTCCTTCAGGCCATTGCCAACAGTGGTCGCTTCTCCGACAAGCACGTCATCATCGAGAGCAAGGGCGCCGGTAAGCTAGCCATGCCCATGCAGGGCGACTATGGTGCGGCCCACTTCTCTATTGCCCGCATCCTCAAGTTCCTTGAGAACAGCGGCAAGCACATTGTCGGCATCTTCCATGAAGCCATCTTCGACCCCGAGGGCGCTGCCGGTGAAGCCTATTTTGGCGGCCCCGCAACGGTCGGCAAGGCTGGCATCCGAACCGTTGCCCAGATGTTCCATAGCGTCATTCGACTGGAGGCCAAGACGGAAGGAGGCATGGCAGGCAAAGGCGGAGAGTTGAAGTATCGCGCGTACACTGCACCAAAGGGAATTTGGTGCGCCCCCAAGCTACGGTCATCCGGCGGCAATCCTATGCCGGTGGTCGAGCTTAAAGTTGACCCCGTTCACTTCTGGCATCAGTATGATTCAGTCATTAAGGAGGCAAAGCAATGAGTCTGCCCACCCTAAGCGTCTCCCCTAAGCTCCTTCAGGAAATCGAAGACGAGATGCGGCCCGGCTGGCGGCGGCCGGAGGATGCTGCCGTCAAGAATGCCGGTACGGCGCGGGAGAGCGCTGAGTGGTACGAGGTTGCCGACATCGTTGAGGTCGGCGCAAAGATGAACGACAAGGACCCGACGATGATGCAGCTTCTCGTCGTCCTTCAGGTGAACCCCGACAGCCAGCATACGGAGCAGATTGGCAAGAAGCAGTGGCAGCGCTTCTTCATCGTGCCCGAGGCTCTGTCGAACACCAACCATCCCAAGCATGACATGAGCCGTCGCAACCTTCAGGGCGTGACCAGCCTCATTCGTTCGCTGGGCGCTGACCCACAGGACTATAGCGACCTGACGGTCCTCTTCTCGCCCGATGAGAGCGAGCTTCTGGGCAAGACGGTCCGTGTCAAGGCGCGCGAGTATAAGAACAAGAACGGCGAGACGCAGTTGGAAACCAGCCGCTTCTATCCTTCGGAGGGCTAATGGGAGTCCCGTTCCCCCATGCAGGGTGGGTCGCCCCCGACAACGGACTGGAGGAGGGCGAGTTTCAATTCACCCCACCCACGATGGCGCGGCGGGAGAATGCGGGCATGGGGCAGGCTCTATCCGGGCCTGCCCCCATGGGCCCCCGTATCCCCGGCCTGAATGCGCCACTAAATGTCGGCACATCTGAACAAGTGCCGACATTTAGCCCCGGCGCTGTCGTCCAGATTCAAGGCGACCCCGGGAGCTTCATCCCGCTGCCCGCCCCCAGCCGACTGTCCGGCGTTGATTTGGATACAGGGGTGGCGTATCTAGATGGTAATCGAGTTGAACTATCGGCCGTTGCCCTTAACGATATCAAGAAGCGCATTGCGATTGAGATTGCACAACAGCTTAGGGCGGCAGCCGACCAACTTATGGGACAATATGACCCAGTGCCAAGCGATGAACGGCCGGAAGGAGCAGTGCAAGAACGAAGCCCGGGAGGGCATGAAGACGTGCGAGAAGTGCGCGGAGAGGTTTCGGAAGGGTAGGGAGAAGCAACGGAACCGCTGGCGTGAAGCTGGCCGTTGCACCCGTTGTGGCAGTGCCACCCAAGGCTTTCGTCAATGTACGGACTGCCGTTCCGACCGACGTGAGGCCCAGTATCCGGATAGAGAGATGGACCTCATCCTCTATAAGATGTTCAAAAGAATGACCCGCCGTCCAAGCACGAGATGTGCCGTTACGGGCATCTCCTTGAAAACTTTAAGGAAAATTGGAGACTCGCTATCGATTGACCGCATTGACTCCAACCGGGGGTATGTCGAAGGAAACATGCAAATCATTGCTCTATCACTTAACATCGCAAAGAAGAAGGCCGGTCGCGTTCCGCCCTATGCCATTAAAAGGTTGATGCGGGCGATTGAACGAGTGGCTGTGAGTAAGCTCGATGCCGCGCCATAGCCCCGAATCAGCAGCCAAGCGCCGACGAACCATGCGGAAGGTCAGACGGGAGCGTGGGCAGGATTGGAACCGGCAAGACGTGCCCGACCTACCGAAGGACTATTGGATTCCAAAGTCGAAGCATTGTAAAACGAAAGGCTGCCCTTATCTTTTCTGGGGCACGCCGGAGATGCTATTCTGCAATAAGTGCCGCCGAACCATTGAACGTAGTGCCCGCTCCCGCCGCCCCCGCCGGAAGATGGAGCTTTCCGACGCCGAACAGCTAGCCATGAAGTTAGATGCTATCGTTAACGATACGCTTATCATTGATGAGAATGGGCGGACAGTCTGGTGTAAGGACCTAGCCAAGCGCTATCGAGCGGAGATGCAGCGAGGGAAGGATGGAGACTTTAAGGGCAGAGTCACCTTGTGAGGATGCCGATGACGAACTCTTTCAAAGATGGTGTCAAGCACGACAACGGTATCAGTTGGACTATTCAAATCTCAACCGGCGGTGGCGTCACAATCCAGACCCAGTTAGGGACAAGCGGGAAGCCGGACCTTGAGATGGCATGGCTGGAGATGGCAATGAGAACCTTCGCCACCTTCTGCCTGAAGCAGAAGGACTATGGCAGTGAGAACATCCAACGCCACGGTCTGAAGGGCATCACTGTCAGGCTGGACGATAAGCTGGCCCGTCTGACGAACCTGTTGAACAAGGAAGAGGAGCCTGCAAACGAGCCCCTGTATGACACTGTGCAGGACATCGCTGACTACGGGCTCATTGGGATGTTGGTCCTAACCGGAAGGTGGGAATAATGGCTAAAAAGAAGGCAGTGAAGAAGGCCCCGAAGAAGGTCCGTCGCTATACTGAGGACGAGGTTGCGGAACTTATCTTTGACCTCCGCACCGAGATTCAAGACGCTCTTGATGGCATTGACATTCTAGCTGGAAACCTTGGTATTGGCCCGGAGGCGAGCAAGAATGAGCAGTCCGAAGAGTAAGGTTCCAACATGGATGGACCCAGCAACCTATAACACGGGCGGACCTTCATTTATCATGGGCGTGGGGCCGACAAAGATTACCATCATCTCACCAATTGTCGCCTCACGCCCCAGCACCCTCCACGCGAACAAGCCTATCATTGACGCATCCGGCGTCGATTATGACTGGATTATCGTCAGTGACGGGCCCTGCCCGTGGAAGCGCTTTCCTGTCGGCCCCCGCATCTTCAGCTATCAGGGCCCCCAGACGAATGTGGCAGGTAATCGGCAGCGCCAGTTCGCCCTTGAGCGGGCGAAGGGCGACCTCGTTGTCCATCTTGACCAAGATTGCTTGCTCACCGTGGAGGGATTGACCCTGGCATCGAACCTTCCAAAGGAAAGCGTGAACATCATCCGCTTTCTCCTTCACAACCATGATGGTACAGCCGTCCAGATGAACGGTAATGGTGTTGGGCTAGTAACCAGCCCTACCATCCTTAATGAGACTGGATGGTGGCGTGAGGGTGAGCCCGACGCTCATTCCCGAGATGTTGTGATTGTAGCGAACTGCATGGTGAACCATCCCTATCGTATCTTCGACACCATTATCATGCATCATCTTGATGAAGGTATCATTCGGAGGTTTGATGAGTTGTCATGTTGACGGTCACCCTAATAGCAAGCTGATGGTCATCGGCATGTCGCCCGGTAGAGAAGAACTCAAGGCAGACAAGCCCTTCGTCGGCAAGAGCGGGACCATGCTATGGACCGCTCTTAGCCTTGAAGGCATTGACCGGAGCGACTGCTATATCCTGAATGTGATTGGAGAATTTCCGGATGGCAAGCAAGGTAAAATCACGCCAGTGCAACAAGACAAGTGGTGGGAAGCGTTCGACAAAGCGGCGCGTGCCTTCACAGGCCATGTTGTCCTTTGTCTCGGGGGCGATGCCCTTTCCCGATACACAGGTCTGGTCGGTATCGAGAACTGGCGTGGATACCTCATTCAGCCAGCCGAATTCCAGCGACCTTGCCGAATTCATCATGAGTCAGGAGTATACAAGAGCGGTAAAAAGAAGGGACAGCCGAAGGAAGTTAAGAGGAAAGAATTCTGCTACCCGCCCTGCAACGAGGGCCAGCGATACGTCACCGTCGCAACCATCCACCCCGCCGCAGTCATGCGAACGGGTTTTGCCACCCTCCCGGCGTTTGAAGCGGATGTCAGGCGGGCGGCGCGTCTCGCGGGGGGCGCAGAGCCGGAACAGGTCTGCAATGCGTTCACGGAAACGCCGTTCCTGAATGAGATGACGGGGGCCCTAGCCTTCGACATCGAGACGGAGATGACGAACATCGTCACCCGTATTGGCATGGCGTATGACCGCAGTTTGGTGTCGGATGACATCCAAGTGTGGTCAGCCCGTTGGGACCATGATGCACGGGCCCACACAAAGATTATGTTGGAGATGGAGGGCGTGACGAAGTTCGCGCACAACCTAGCCTATGACTATCCCCGACTTCGTAAGACAGGCATTGACATCAAGGGCCCGCTATTCGACACGATGCTCGCGGCCAACCTCCTCCAGCCCGACCTATACAAAGGTCTTAACGCAGTTGCGAGCATGTATCTGGATACGCAACGGTGGAAGCATCTCTCCGATGCCGAACCCGCCCGTTATAATGCCCTTGACGCTGCCCGAACCCTAGAGATTGGGCTGAAGCTGCGGAAAGACATTGAGATTCAGGGCATGAAGCCCCTCTTTGAGGGCACCATCATGCCCACCATCCCCGTGCTGATTGACATGAGCGAGCGCGGCGTCCGCATCGACATGCCCCGCCGAGCCGAATGGACGCAGAGGCTTGCGCAGGATGGCATGAAGCTGCTCATGGAGTGGAATGGGCGGCATGGGGATATTGACCCTGAGAGCCCGTATCAGCTTCGGAAGCTGCTCTATGATGATATGGGGCTGCCCATCAAGTTTACGAAGTATGGCGTTATCACAACGGATGCCGAGGCTATTCAGGAGCTAATGAATGTTGACCTACCGGCAGATGCGCCTGAGCGTCGAACTCTTGAGCTTATCCTTGAGATGCGAAGAGTCAACAAGGATATGGCAACGTATGCAGGCGCGGGCGTTGGCGAAGATGGATGCATCCATCCATCGTTTCTTCCGGCGGGAAAGGATGACGACTCCTTTGGGCGCGGCATCGCGGGTACGGGCCGCATCACGGCGAAGAACCCGAACGCGCAACAGCAGCACAAAGAGGCGAGGAAGCTCTATATACCGCATGAAGAAGGGATGGTGTTGGGGGCGCTGGACTTCAATCAGATTGAGCCCCGCATTCTAGCCGCGCTGGCTAATGATGATGTACTTCAGCAGGCTATTGATAATGGGCTGCATGCCTATAACATGGACCGGCTGAAGGTGGATAAGACAAGGGCCAAGGTAGCGTTCTTCACTTGGTCGTATGGTGGGGGTGCGCCCACACTCAGGCGGCAGCTTCTAGCCCATGGGTATATGATTCCGCAGACAGAATGCCAGCAGCTTCTGGATTACTTTGATAAGGCGTTCGTCAAGGCGGCAAGGCTGCGGGCGCATATCATCCGGCGGGCGGGTGAGGGTGACCGTTCGGTGACCAACCCATTCAAGCGGAAGCGATACTTCTATGATAGGAAGAAGCGGCAGACAGCGGCGATTAACACGCTGATTCAGGGAACGGCCGCCGATGTGATGTGGGGAGTATTGCGAGGGGTTGATAAAGCCGTGTCGGAATTTGGTGGTGCGCTCCTATTGACAGTCCATGATGAGGTCCTCGTAGAGCTTCCGACTGTATCTTTGAGGGAAGGTGCGGCGGCCGTTCGTGAGGAAATGGAGAGGGAGTGGCCCCAAATCCGGCCCGGCTTTAAATGCCCCACCGCCTTGAAGGTCGGTAAGAATTGGGGAGAGATGGAGGAGGTCCCATGGAAGTAACAGTTGGAATCATCTGCTTGACTGCCCTTGTCGCCTTCAAGTTCTACATGGATTATCGGGATAGGGCTATCCGAACGGAGACGGCGAAGAGCGTTATCGCAACAGTTATGGCAAGCAAGTTACTCGCTGCGCTGGATGCGCTAATTGAGGAGGAGGTCAAGCGTGCGGTTGCGAAGAATGAAACGGCTGCGAGAGTTACTGTGCCTCAAGGTTCCCAGCTACTTTCCGACGACGACATCTCATTGGGGTAGTAGTATTGCCGTAACGGCGTGTGCGCGTGAAATGCCGTTGACAAAGGCGCTTTATTTGGATGAACTTGCGATGTTCACGCCACGGGATACTATAGTCGTGACGGGGTGTGCGGCAATGCCATCAACGGCGATGTATGGCACACATAATATGGGACCGCGATAGGAGGTACGAATGTATTGGGATGAGTTTCTTGACCTATTTAAAAGCTTTACTATAGCGGCGTTGGCGATGCTTGTTCTGACTTTAGGAAGCGGTAAGGTGCGTGCGGAGTTGTCGTTCCCGGGGGAGCTTGCTCAGATTGAGCAGCTACGGAGCGACGTAACCAAGGTATCCACTGGCTCTAACGAGGATGTGATTGGGCAGGTTACCGCAGCGAATCAAACGATTGCACTTAACCAACGCTACCGTAAGATATGGTGGTCGCATATGTTTGTGGCGAGTGGTTGGGATGAAGTAGAACCTATTGTCATCCCGGCAACAAAATAATGGGAGGGGGCGCTTGCCCCCTCCCATTTTGCTTTAGCGGGTGTTAGCTAGGATTGCAGCCTTCGTCCGCTCCTTCTGCTCATTGATGATGTCGAGGGCCTGCTGTAGCTTCTCAGCGTCTGGGCCCTGCGCGCCCTGCTCGATAAGCTCCTGAAGGCGAGCGAAGAGCAGGTCCAGCGAATCGTTGATGGTTGCCAGTTCCTCTACGGCTACGAGAATCTCGTCTACTGTTGCCACGGGTAACTCCTTGGTTGGTGGTTTACGCTTTAGTTCCGATTTCAAAATGCATAGGGTCGTAATCAAAAGTGTCAGCATCAGGATTGTCAGCAAAGTCCCCGCCCCAGACGAACCCCATATCATTGAACACCTTCACTAGCTCGCGGGGTTGATTGCTTGCACCCTTGTTGGGATTCTTCTTGACATTGAGGTCGAAAGCAATCCCCCATGAATGGCGAGAGCGCTTGATGGCGTTGTTCTTATTCGCGCGCCACTCAAAGCAGCCCCCATAATCCTCGATGAGATGCCACAGCTTGTTCTTCCATAGGGTATTGAAGATGCTATAGGCCCATGGATAGACCTTCTTGTGGCACGAGATTTTGGTGGCGACCCCACCCCAAGATAGAGGCAAGGGCGCAGGAAGATAGAAGCTATCGAGGATAGCTAGCTCCCACGCCTTGCTTACCCGTCCATCCTCCCCGATGTACGGAGCAGGGTCGCCATAGATGTATTTAACCTCGGCGTCTGTCAGGAGCCGCAGGTTAAATGAGCTTAGCACGCGCCGCCGCTCCAGCAGCAATGCTCGCCGCAGCCGAGTCGCCCACGCCTAGCTTAGCCTTGAGTAGTGCGGTAAAGATGCCAACGATTTCTAGATATGCCTTGCCCTTGTTATTAGCAATGACTAGCTGGAGAGTGTCGTCAGCAACCCTTGCAGCGAGGGCCGCACCTTCTAGCTTCCGCTTCTTGTTCAGCCACGGCACAAGATAGCTGGTGATGAGAAGCCCTGCTAGAGTCTGGACGATTGAAAGGATGCCTTCCATCTTAACCTCCTATGGTTTTGAGTTAGTGATAGGAAGGGTAACTCCCATGACGGGCTTGCCCTCCCTTGCGCGCGCGGGGGCGGCGACCGCCAGTGTGCCACCCATGAGGTTGGTAAGATAGCTACCAATCCCAAATAGGCCCATGACAATCTCTAGCTGCCAATCCCGCGTGAAGTAGTGCGTTAAGGTATAGGTGCCGGTTGCAAGCGCGAGGGCGACCGCAATGTAGCTCCAGTCGGAGAAGTTGCGTCTGGCGCGTAGCCATTGCAAACCGGCACCAAACATTGCCAATAGCGCAGGAGCGTAATCTTCTAGGTTCATGGATTCAAAACCTGAGCGGCTTGCTCATAGTGCCAACCCACGCTAAAGCGGCAGACACTAGCGAGGCTGAACGGAGCGGTTGCGGTCGAAAGTCCTGCGCCCGATGCGTTAATAAAGATGACGCGGCTGTCGGCGGTTGGGGGGGTCATTGCCATGATAACGTTGCTTGTCATATCTCTTCCAACAACAAAGGTATCAAACTCCAGCACCATCGAATCCATACCATCCGCAGAGGTGCAGGTACGCCCAATGAGAGGGATGGTGTTCTGGTTGTTATCCACAATCAGAATCTGCGCGTGGCCGACGGCCGTACCGGGGCACTTATAGATAGCAAGAGCGTAGTCAAGGATGGGAAAGTACCCAGCCTTAGCTGGAAGATTGATTCCAACGCCTTCATCCGCATCATACCCACCACCCACATATGTGGTGTTGTTGTTTGGATTGTAGCCAACATCCGCAGTAAAAGTGGTGGTAAAGCTGTGTGTTGCTTTGCCCAAACGTCCCATTTGAATCTCCTTACTTAGCTGGGGTAGGAGTGGTTGAACCCGTGCCCCACCACCGCCACCACTTGCTGCGGCGGCTTCCGCCGCCAGTGACGTCCCATCCGCCGTCGGGACGCCGAATCAAGAACGCCGCGTCGTAGGATGCAACGGTGATACTTCTGTCGGTTTCCAGCGACCCATCATTAACCCAATTAGCGTCCCGCCAGTTGCCGTTGATTCTCTTATAGTCATAACCATCATCCGCCCACACATAGGTCTGGGCAGCGTCAGTCGGGTTAACGACTACCATGCCATTCTCAAAGTGGCGACCGTAGATAGCCGCCTCCGTGGCATAGGCAGTGATGTTGTCGATGTACCATGTGCCGACAGTATCGCCCAGATAGAAGGCTGGATACAAGTCGCTTTGATTAGTCCCAACGTTGTTATACAACGTGATTGTATGCTGCCGCCAGATAGTATCCGCCCAAACACCCGCCTGCGCGCCCGTGCCAGGAGGAGCCCCCGTAGATGAATCCCGTAGAAGAACATAGAAGTACTTAGGCAAGTCGGTTGTCTTGGCCCAGAACCGTAGGGTCAAGCCGTTACCATTATTCACTGTTGTCCAGCTAGCAGGAGCCCGAAGGCGGAAGCTGACATCATAGGCATTCCCTCCAGAGGTGGTGGTCGTCACAACCTTAAGGCTGCGGCTACCCCCACCAACAGGAGCCACGGTGTCCGTGCTGGTTCCAACCGTTCCTGAGGTCTGCGTGCGCGCCCAACCATTAGGTATTGCGCCCAAGGTCCCCGTCTCAAAGCCGGTATCAGTGACTGCCGTTGTGAGCAGGTTCGTTAGAGAGGTTCCAGCAATGGTTGACCAGTAACGTCCCATAGCGGCCCCTAGCCAACCGTGACTAGTGCCGTCCGCAGTGCCGTTTGTATTGACCCAGTTCTCCTCCCACGTCACCTTGCCCCAATCCGCCGACACATTGGGCCCGCCCCACGAGCCACCGGCGTACCACTGCCAGTAGAGCCCATTAAACAGGCTAGCGGTTCCAAGGCCGAAGCGGTTGCTCTTCCGGTTCGCAGCGGTCGTTGTATCCGTTGCGGTCGTCCCACTAGGGGGTCCAGTGCCCAACCCAATCAAGAGATGGTACTGGTTATAGCTCCTATCGCCATGGTACTCCAACCCCGAGAGGCCGGGTCGGAAGTAGCCCTTCGGATGCAACGCTCGTTGAGTGCTTCTAATGGCGTAGACCGACGAGTTCCAGTTAGCATCTGTCGTTACGCTTCCGCTGCCTTGCGCGGTCGGCCAACCCTCATAAACCCACCCATTCCATAGATGATAGTCAGCCGTACCTGCGGGCAATGGATTGAAGATTCGTGGCATGTCGAGACTGTTCCGTGACATGCGCGTACCAAGATTGAAGGCATTCCTATAGTGCCTATAGAATTGCCAACGACGGTTATCCGTTGCGCCCGGGTCCGTATCAACATATCCCGTTAGCTGGTTCTGATTAACGAAGTCATCCACCCCCAACAACGCACTGACGCTATCATCGACCATCCCAGCAAGGTCCTGCGAGATGCCATCAAACATCTTGGGCGATGCTGGATTCGTTGTTCTCCTGAGGCCATTAAAGACCTCGCCAATTAACGTCCACTTAGCTTCCTCAACAGTGTAATCTCCCGTCACCGTATCTCGGTGCGCCCGATTGATGTTGTACCACTGAGAGCCAGACATGCAGGAATCAGGATAGGCCCCACCTCCATTGTCATTACGCCATGCCGAGTGATAGCATGTTGGCCGTCCCTTGACAGCCCCTGCGCTTCCTGAGCCGCCCGACTGAAGGGTCGCACACATACAGTCTCCGGGCCCACCAACGGCAGCCTGAATCCTCCGCCAGTTATGCGCTGGAATGGTTGTGCTGTCATCCCCCGGAACATACGGCCCGTATGTCGCACCCGTATGGTCATACCCAAAGATGGTAGCCGTTGAATTCCTTGAACGAATCCTAGCATGGAGCGCCCCATAAAGGGCTGCCGAGTCCGCATTGTTGCCCGCATTCGCCGCCCCACCCGTTGTGTAGTGCGGCCCAAGGAACGCATTCGGCATGAGCATCGCTAGTTGGAACCGCGCGATAGTATCCGCTGCCGTTGTCTTCAACGCACCCGCCGACGTAATTAGCGAGGGGCAGTTTTTATTTTGCCAGTCATTACACCCCGGATACATGATGAAGATGTGCGGGAATGGATGCTTATTTGGGTTAACCGTTCCCGTGTTTGGAATGGGTGTCCATGTCGTTACGGGGATGCTGATTTCGCTCCACCCGGACGACGCGCTCTGCGTGCGAACGGCGAACCAGTATTTGGTATTCGGTTCAAGGTCTGTCACATCGTTGGTAAAGCCGGTGCCCGGTGTTGCATTCAGCCCAGTTGCAGCCGCTACCTCGACTCCAGCAGTGGTGAAATTCTCACCTGTCGGCTGAACAGTGAAGACCCTAACGCTATACGCCGAGATATTCTCGTTGGTTGTCTCGTCCTTTAATGGCGCGCTCCACGCTAGCCGCAAGGACGCCCGGTTGTTCGCATCCAATGCATTCTCATAGAGAACCATTAGGTCACGAACTCGTTTGGGGGGCGCAACGCTCAGCTGCCGGACTTCCGTTGGCGCGGCTGAAATGTCCTCAGTGATGTTCAATGCTTGGTCGATTGCCCGGACCTTGAATTTGATGAACGAGTTTGCAAGAGCGGCCGGAACCGTCCAGCTATAGCTACCGTCATTGTCTGTAATGGACGTGATGACTTGCCATGAATCGTATCCGGGCCCCAGCGCATAATAAAGGGCGATGTCGTTCGCCTCTTCCCAGATGCAATCCTGCGCGCTCCACTGGAGGGCGGTGACATCCCCCACCATGAGAATCTCGCCGCCATTCGGATAGATGAACGTGGTGGTGGGTCCAATGTTATCGAATGCCTCGCTGTAGGCAGTCGTTACAGAAGCCGACTCGCCTTGCGCGTCATAGGCGGCGACCCTCACACGGATGTTCTCGCCATTGCCATAGGAAACCGTGTTTCCGGGCTGCCAGTTCAACGCGGTTGTACCGCCAGAGACGCCCGCAGCAAGGGTCGTCCAATCCCCCGCCCCTACCTGATAATAGACGTTATAGCTTGTCACCGCTACGTTATCTGCCCCGCCGAGATAGATACTGTTCTCGTCACACAGACGGATAGGGTCAGACAGCAGCGGCACAACGGATGGCGGGGTAGTATCGACAATATTGAAGTCGGCGTCGGAGCTGTCGCTCTGCACGGCCGCCCCAGACGGGCCAATCGTGCGGATGCGAATCTTCATCGTTGTGCTAGTGTATGAAGGAACCGTCCATCCATAGAGGCTATCCGGAAGCGGGTCGCGCCCCGACAGCCGCGTGTTCTCAATGGTTGTCCATGAAGAACCACTGTTGCCGCTGAATGACCACTCATAGTCAGCCCAGCTTCCCGTCAGATTGTCCGGTCGCCAATGGATATTCTGGATGGACCCTGCTTCCCAGTTCTCCCCGCCGTTCGGAGCAATTAGAATAGGCAGCACATTGCTGGTGTCATTGACAGTAAATGCGGTTGTCGAGCTATCCCCCGCTTGATTATTGGCGGCGTCAGTCGCCCAAACCTTGATGCGGAAATCCGTCTGGGTAGTGGCGACCAGCGGGACAGACCATAGGTACCACGCCTGCGCGTCTTCCCCATGCGAGATGTTCGTCCAGTTTGCTCCATCGTCATCGCTGTACCACAAGCTAACGGCGGTGACCTCAACGTTATCCGTCAAGGTGACGACGATACTCCGGCCCTGGCCCTCGTTCCACGACTCGCCGCCGTCCGGAGTGGTGAGGCTGACGGTAGGTAGCGTTTGGTCCGATACCGTGAAGTTGCTGGTTTCCAGTGAGTCACCCAAACCTTCGGCGTCAAACACAGACACCTTGACGCGCACGTCGGTATCGGCCGTGGGCCATGTGTATTCGTAAGCCCCGTCGTTCGCCTCATTGTTTGTGAGGCGCGAGTAGGTGCTGCCGCCATCATAGGAAATCCAGATGTAGACATACGACACCCCAACATCGTCGGTCGCCGTCCATTGGATGTCGCTCGCCACACCCTGCGCGACCGGCGTGGGGTCCTCCGTACTAACGGCGGTTACTTCCGGCGGGTCGTTAGGACCCGCCTCAACGGTATCACCGCGCGCCCCGGCGAACCCCACGGGCGACCCAGACCAGTAGGTACCGAGAGCCGCGCTGTTGCTGCGCGGGCGAGGGTCAAACGTGGACTCCGAGCTATCTTGGAACATCGGAGACGCCCACTTGGTGTTGGCCTCGTGCGTGTTGGCAGTCGCTGGCCATCTCCAAGTGTCGTCACGGCACACGCCATATCCCTGCGTGTATTCCCGGCCGTTGTCGTCACCCACCTCATAGAACAGGTTGTAGTTTGACGTTCCGGTGGCAGACGAGTTGCCGCGCATCGGGACGCGCCCGCCGTTGCAAGTTCCGCTGGTTCCTTGGTAGAGGATGTTGTACGAGAACGCCATGTTGGTGGCGTACCCGTTCTCCATGCCGATGGGGTTGCCACCGTAAGCGACGATGGTGTTGTTGGTCAGCGTCAGGTAGTCCACGTTGGCCGCGAAGTTGATTGCACGTCCGTCGCCCGTGTTGACGATTACCGAGTTCTTAATGGTGATGCTGTCCACGCCTCCGGCGTACATATTCACCGCGTGCTGTCCACCGCTAGCGTCGTTCTGAATCCAGCACGAGTCCATGACCAGCCCCTGCGCGGTCGCAGCAAGGGTGCCGTTGTGGAAGTCGAACGCATGGGTGCCGCCCGTCCCGCCAACGTAGGTAACGTGGATGGTGTCTCGCTTCCACGTCTGGTACACCGAGGAATCTCGCAGGGCTACGCCGTAGATGCTATTGGCTGGCGTGCTGCGGCTATGGTTCGACGCGAACCGGAAGTAGCAGTCGGTGAACTTCGCGTGGTTGTAGGAATAGAGGATGATGGCGTAGCTGTCCGACGTTGGCGCGAAGTTGTCAATCAGGAACCGGACCCGGTTGAAAACGTGGTAGCGCCGGTATGTGCCGTTGTTGGGGCTGTCCCACCACTTCGTCCCGCCGGAGCTGGCCGTGTACGCTCCCGCCTGAATGCGGCTGTTGTAGATGCTGTCGTAGCCCGAATCGACGGTCCAGTTGATTTGCGAGCCCGCCGTTGTCGCAACGTACAGGTGCGCGTTAGCAAGCATGTTGTTGTCGGCACCCGCGCCGTAGGAAAGCGTGCTGCTGGAAATGTAAGCGAGCGAGCAGCCATCGGCGGAGAAGTTGATGCCGTCCCGGACCCTGACGCCTTTGACCGTAACGTAGTTGTCGCTCATGGTCAGCGTGCCATTCAGAACGACACCGCCGGACGTTGTGTCTGAGAGGTTCCCGACGTAGGTGATGCGTTGCGACAGGAGCCACCCCGTGCCTGCATTCGTCGGGTTTGGCATGGTGGTGTAAGTACCGTCGCAGATGATGGCAACATCGCCCGCGACGGCGTTGGCGTTGAACCACGCCATCGTCTTACCGTTGTTACAGTCCGACCCGTCGTTGCCCGCGTCCCCAGTTTCGCTGACGTAGTACGTTGCAGCCTGCGCCGGAGCGGCCAGCAGGACGAGTGCCGTTGCCGCAGCCGCAATTCCCTTCAGAAGGCTCTTCAGCATTTAGTTCTCCATCCGGGGCTTATCCGGCTTGCCTTTGACAACCGTGGTGATGGTGGTGTCGCAGCCAACACCACCGGCATCCGTGGCCCAAACCCGCACGCTGTACGTCCCTGGAGCCGAGCTTCTCTGGAAAGTGAATGGCGCACCGGGAGTTACGGCAAGGCTATCTTCCCCACTCACAGGCCCGGTCCACGCAAAGTGAATCTTCAGCGCGGGATTGACCGCAGGCATCGGATAAAGCAGAGGAACCGCACAGGTCCCATCATTATCCATTGACGGCGCAGTTCCCCTCACGCGCATGGTCGCGCCGCAAGAGGTCAGCAAAACCATAGCCGCAATGACAAACCATAGAATCTTCTTCATTATTTACTCTCCTGCTTATCGCAATATTCTTCAATCCGATGAACACGCCTATCAAGGTCGATAACCCGGCTCCTGATATCCCCCACAGCACCGGCACCAGCCGCAACAAAGCCGAGGATAGCTAGAATCTGGGGCCAAGTGAAAGTGAAAGCATTAACTGATGTTGGGTGGTCTTGAACACCTTGCGCTTGAACGCTCGTGATAAGGCCGAAGCATAGGAGGACCATACCAATCTTTGCTGCTAGCCACCAAGTCATACTGTTCTTTAGCATTGGAATCCTACCTATTCTTCTGTCGTTCATGGGCAATACGACCTACCCATGTAGCGTTCCGCATGATGGTGTCGAGTACCTTATCGGGGTCTTCCTCCGCAATCCCCCTGCCGATATCATATCCTGTCTTTAGAGGGATGCTATAGGCTGGACCAGCCGCCTGTAGCATAAGAGCGCCGGGGTCCTTAGGTGCGAAGTCCCCGAAGAACATTGAATACCGCCCAATGAGCCCAGTCTCAAACGCATTCCACATGGACTCCTCAACCAACTCCTTGAGATATTCTGGGTCACGCAACGCCTCCGGGTCGAATTCCTCAAGCATAGCGACCGCCTCGGATTCCTCCCCCCGGCCCCCCAGAATATCATAAGCAGCCCGCACGGGGGTAGCTGAAACCCCTAACGTGCCCGCGAAACGAATGAAGGGCATGAGCGAGCCCCTCTTCCCTCCGGACTGCACCCACATTAACCCTTCCTTGACAATCTCCTTCTCAAACCAATTACTCGCCTGCGTTGTGAAAGAATTGAGGGTGAAGATAAGCTCCTGCCCCGCTCGTTGGGTCTTATCCTGCGTCCGTCCAGCTTCTCGCCCCACCCCATACATCGTCGATGGAAGGTCATTCCGACGGCTGGCAAAGTTAACCAGATTAGAGCCCTCTGCCATAATCCGTCTAACCTGCATCTCCGATAGCTCGCCACCATTCCTAAGGACATCATCCAGATTGACACCCAGCTTATTCAACCTTCGGGCAATCTCTGGCAGCTTATCAAACTTCCCTGCCTTCTGAAGCTCAACAGCCTTCCTTACCAACCCATCCGCATTAAAGTATGAAGCTATCGCTGCGACCGACCTACCCATCCGGTCAATATGCGTCACACCAATAGCCTTCATAACCCTTGTCATGTTCTTCACACCCAATTCCGGGTCAATGATAACAGCAAGGTGCGCCCCCGCACGCGCGGCCATCCTTCGGAATGTCGGGCGCGATTCAAGCATGAGCGCTGAAAGCGTGTTAACCAACCCGTGAGAAGCAATAGATGGGACAAGCTGTGTTAGCTGGATGGCCCCTGTATGAGGACCAAAGCGCGTCAGTGCCAGTGCATGGGTCGCGGCAGTCTTCACCCCGCTGGTCCCAGTCCCCAGTTGTTCCAGAATCGCATCCACCAACGCCCGGAATTCCTCCCGTACCTTCCTCTGCACCTTCGGGTCCGCATGGGTAATCTGCTCCGCTAGCGCCTTCAAGCTCGCGCCATTCGGCCCGAACAGCTTATGGGCGGCCAGCCCACCAGCCGCATGACGGGCATAACGGTGGAGAACCGACGCAAGGTGGAAGTCCGGTTCAACATACCGTGCCAGCTTCGTCCGCCCATGGAACAACGAGCCCGTTGTCGTATCACCCCAACGAGTATCCCCAGCCAGTCCTGCCTTCTTCGCCCAATCCAACGCCGCTTCCGGCGTGCCGAACTTAAGGTCCCGCTGAAGCTCCTTCAAGAACCTCTGACGTTCCGGTGTATCATCCATGAGGAACGCCATGACCTTCTTCTCATCAAAATAGAGGGGCAGCCCCCAATCGTCTCGGGGGCGCATGATAACGGTCCTGCCGTCCGGGCGCTTGCCGAAGATGGGCAGCCCGTTGGAATACTGGTCCGCAATGTGCGCGCGGAACTTCATGAACCGGCGCAGGAACACCCGCTCATCGGGCGTCAGATTGAGGTTCTTAATCTTCTCCCCGCCCGCATGGCCCAGCAACGCACGGGCAATCACTTCCTGCCGCGCCCTCGGGATTTTATTCACGGACGTTAGGAAGTCTTCCCAACCCGCCGCAAGTAGGTCCCTGTTGGAAACCCACTCGTCCAATTGGTCAGCCGCCATCTTGCCAAAGCGGCCAAAGCGTGGGGAGAGGCGCAGCTTATCGCTCATGCCCCTGACCCACTGGTTCAACACCACATCGGCAACGAGGTTGCTCTTCCCCCGCCACCAACTGGATTCCATCTTAGCGGCTGTAGCAATGGCATCAACGTCATCGACATTCATGATGCCCTTCTCAGCAAGCTCCGCAATCTCCGCGTTATTGAACCTTCGCACCTTCCGCAGATAAGCAATGTACGCTTCTGACATCCATCCTTTTTCAGTCACATTAGCAGTAGCCCAACGAGCCGCCTGTTGCATCTTCTCGCTGTATGAAAGAGCGACCCCACCATTGTGTTCAATAGCGCGCTTCCATCGGTCATAAAGCTCTATCATACTTTCGCGCGCTTTGGCCACGGGTTCCTTCAACCGCTCAAGGTCGTCGGAAAGCATCTCACGGAAAGCCTGCGGCGCACGGACCATTGCCCTATCCGTGATGATATCCTTTACCTTCCCAACAAGGTCCTTCGTATTCGACCGCGCCTCGATGACCTCTTCAACGGTGATGAGTTTGCCCTTTGCGGCATCGTTGCCAATCTTCTCCACCATACCAGCAACCTGCGGGTGGAGATGCGAGAGGATGAGGCCCGCCCCCCGAAACACAGCGGCGGCACCCGCTCCCCACAACGCACCCGTCTTCGCCTCTTCCGCAACGTCTCCAAGGTCCTCGCCCGCGATGAAAGCAGGCAAGCCCCCCACAAGGCCCCCCATCGCGCCCCACCCGGCCATCCGCTGGAGCAATCCCGCCCCTGCCATGGCCGGATTCGGAACGCCCATGCTGGCGGCAATAAGCGCGCCCTTGGTGAATTCCCGCTGCTCGTCATCGTCCATCGTGCGCCCCCGCACCAGACGCTCTGACGGCCGATTCTCTGTCATGCCCATGGGCAATTGCCGCCCCGCCCCAGCCGCGTCAATCGCTTGCATGACCTCCTGCATCCTTGGGTCATCCCAAGCAACGGTGGGCTGCTCAAGCACAGGCGCGCCCCCAGACGATGTGGCGACTTCCGCAGTGAAATCAAAAGGATGTGTGGAAGTAGTTACTCGTCTTTCCTTCTTAGGAACTTCTTTAGCCGAAAAATCAAAGGGATGTGTCGCCATTACTCACTCGGGATTGGAGGTGCAGTTGCTGGACCATAGCGTGATTCCATTTCTGCAACGTTATCCTTAATCTTGTTCTCAGGCATGCCGGTAGCACGAAGGAACTCTTCGTATGTAATAAACCGGGCTGCTGCCTCCAGCGCTTTATCATTTCGAATTAGTTCGGGCTGTTCCAACATCCACTGATTGAACAACTTAATGCGAGTCACCGCATCCTCTCGGGACTCCCCCGGCATAATCTTCTTTACAGAATTGCGCGCGTTTGCATAAGCAACGACAATTTTACTCTTCCCTGCGGGGGTAATGCGTTTCTTTTTCTGGTCCATCCCTTGTACCCACGCATCGGCCACCGCCTTTTGCGCGCGGTCAGTTGCTGCCCATAGTGTGCCCTGAGTGACCCGGGATACCATACGACTAGTGCGCGCTTCTTCAACACTAAGAGCGCGGCTAGTCGCTTCTGAAGCGCGAGCATTAGCCCCTGCTTCCTGCATAGCTGTACGCTTATTTGCGGCTTCCTCTTGCCAGCGAATGCGGTCCATTGCAGCCTTCCGGTCTTTCTCGTTCTCCTCCCTCTCCGCTTCCTTATTAATGGCATCCCGAAGGCGTGCATGGAGGTTCTGAAGATTCTGAAGGTCCTTCTCAATCTTCGCCTGCGTGGCGAGGTCACCAATCTTCGCGGCGCGCTGAGCGCGCTCGTCATACTGTGCCATGAGCCCTTCAATGCGCTGCTTCCGAACCGCTAGCTGACCGGCAACGTTATCGCGGGTGCGCTGGAATTCCTGCGGTGCATAGCGAGGCTGTCCACCTTGCACGGCATCAGCGAGGGCGGCGAATCCCTCACGCCCGACATCCCCCCAGTCGGCTCGGGGCGGTGGGGCATTCTGAAGCTCCTGCGCCTGACCAAATGCGCTCATGGCTTGCTCTTCCATGTTGCGGGATAGCTCCATGGCGCGGTCAATATCCTCGTTGAATTCCCCCTCCTGCCCAAGCTGGCGGAAGGCGTCGGCAACCACGGGATTTGACATTAGCATATTGATATCAAACGGAAGGCCCATTGTTGTCTCCTACTTCACGGGGGCGTAGTTCTTCGCTAGGTAGTCGAAGAACCCACCGAAGTTCTGCAAGCCAGCCCCAATGAAATTCTGGCGGCTGCCGGGCCCCTGTAGCATGGAGAGCAGGCCCTCCAGCTTCGCCCGGCGGGTGGCGATGCCTGCGCCAAAGATGTTGCCAGTGTTATCCTGCGATACCTTCTCCGCCATCCCATAGGCTGGCATGACATTCGCTCGCCCACCAATGCTCGTGATGTCGCCAATGCCTGAGCCCGCGCCAACGGTTTGCCGGGCAAGCTGGGCTTTCCGCATCGCCTCACGAATGGCGTTGTTGATGATATGGCGGAAGAAGGGGGAACTCTGTGCCTGCATCCGCTGGTTGTTATAGATGCTGTTCCACTGTTGGGGGGTCGCATAGCTCGTTATGTCGTCCATCGCGCCTCTAGCCATGCGGCTATAGTCGGGCGCGTTCTTGCTCGCAAGGAAGGACAGGACGCTCGGGGCTAGGCCCAGAAGCGATAGTGGATTGAATGGGACCGGGATTGCTGCCATGGGGAACCTCTTTCTCTAGAACCTTAAAGCCATTGCGATAAGATTGTTCGCAGTTGCGGTGGATGGTCCGCCTGCCGGAAACGCTGTTGGATAAGCCGCATAAGCATAGGTCGCGGTAACAAGTCGATAAGGAACGTTGCCCGCGATACCTGTGATGTAGCCCAGTGGGCTGGTGCCGAAGTCAGTGAAGGCGTTGAACCCACGGGCTGTCGCACTTGCCCCACCATTAAGGATACATGCCCAATATAGACGGCCCGATTCTAGCACAGGAGCCGGGTCTGGGACAGCAGCTTTCACGCCGGTCGTACTCAAGGAGATATCACCTGAATCCATGACCAGCGTGCTAGGCATGATGTTTTCAGCAGAGTATGACTTATAGATTCCAATGCGGGCGGACGCTGCCGTTGTTCCTGCCGTGATGCAGTTAAACGCAGCGTAGATGAGTGTAGGCGCTGTTCGGGCGGGCGCGAAAAACGGATAGGCACGGATGACACCCAATGTTGGGACATGGTTCGCATAGGTCGAGGGCGACATGAACCCCGCGTAGTGTTCCGATGTTAGGCCCCCTGCGCCATAGGGTGGACGGAGTGTTTGCATCTCTGGGATGATGGACTTGCCCATGAAGACCTTCTGGTTCCCGCTACTATCCATGGTCTGCCATGCGCTCTCAGAGAAGATGGCTTGGTCCCCTGCCGCCAGTGTGAACTTCCGAAGGGTCCAAGCATTGCTTCCATCATAATACTTCACGTTGACTTCGACACTGCCGGTATCGACATTGTTGATATTGACATACTTCACGATGCGCTGCTGCGCGGTGCTGCCCGCCCCACCAATAGCAGTCACATCGGCCGTTCCGTTAGCCGATAGGGCGGTTGCCCCGGGCAGGAAGACTGCCGGGCTGCCGTCAGGGTCCACATCCGCCCATGTGGTGTAGATGATAGGCTGATTGGCTGCGGGAGCGGCACTCAAGGCGATGCGGATTTGTGCCGCTGTTGAAGGAATGACTAGCATTAATAGGCTCCTGCACCCATAGAAGCGGCCATTGAAATGCCACTTCCACTACCTGCGTTAATCGTCACAATCGTTTTTAGGTTGATACTATCATCCGCCACACTTACCCCATCTCCGACAAAATCAACTGTAGCGCGTTGCGTGACGGACGTACCTTCGTCTTGAACTGTTGCATAGCTGCTGGGAATGGCAGGGATGTCATCCAACATCGCCACCGTTCCATCCTTATCCGGGAACGTGACAATGCGCTGTTGCCCACTAGTGATAGCCTGCATATTCAAGATGACTGACCGACTGAAGCCCTCGATGAGCAGCGCGTTCTCATCATAGGTGGGGTCATCGTAAGGCGCGCCAATCGACACGCCCGTGTTGTCGTACTTCCCGTCCGAATGGAACTGCCCTTTATAGTTGATGTGAGCTACACGATAGCCGCCAGACGGGCCCGCCCTGACTTCCAGCGCTGCGCGGTCGAAGGTCGTTACGGCTGTTCCAGTGTCCAACAGAAGGCTCACGTTGGGGTCAAGCACGCCCCCAGTCGGACCCTGCGTGAGAGTTACCAAGGGCGTCGTGGAGTTGACTCCAAGCTCCACGTTGATGCATCCGAGGTTGTCGATGTGGCCCAGCTCGGTGCCGTCCTCCTTCTGCCATTGGAAGATGTCGCCTCCGGCGTTGCTGTACCTCTTGATTTCCAACGTTGGTTCAATCGAGCTAGGATTAGCAATGACTTGTCCGCTGCCCCGCCCAGCCAGCAAAAGATATTGAGCATGGTCATCGTCCGATAGGCCCGTTAATGCGCCATGGTCCGTAGTGCCCGTTCCTGTTGTATCGGGTTCCTCAACAACAGGTGTCTGTGAGCCATCAGGTGTCTTGTTCTCCGATAGGGCCTTGATGCTCTTTTGCAAATCGAGAAGGTAGTTCTCAATTGCACGCACGGAATTCGCAAGGACATGGACGTCCTTGTTATTTGACTGCGCCCCTAGCGTTGAGGGGAGAGAGCGATGGAAGGCTTTCATAGCTTGCCCTTATCCGTTCCCAGTGGCGTATGCCCAATCTTGAATCCAACCGGCCGCCAACTATACGTCGGAGCGCTATCAGGATTGACGCTGAAGGTCATTCTATGCGCGTGTCCTAGCATCGTTCCCTTAACATCATACACATACGAGCCCGTCGGTGATGGAATGGTTGCCGTGAGGACCTCCGATAGATAGCGATTAATCTCACTTGGGAACGCTGACACATTCACGCCTGTCCCCCTTGTGTCGCCAAGCACCCCAAAGGATTCCAGTCGGAAAGAATCGTCCTCACCGCCCAACGCGAGTGGGCGGGTGATAGCGTTGATTTCCGAAGTCGGGCGGGTAGCCGTCGCATTTCTATAGGCCGCCTGAGTATAGTCAGTGATATAGAGCGCGTACCCATCGTGGGCCGTTGCCGCGCTATGGACGGGCGTGATGAGCATACGAGTTTGCCCGTTCGTATGCCGAACGTTAGTAACGTCCTGAATCAAACCCGCCGTATAGGACTGGTCAGGGATGGCCCGAATAGGTCCGGTCCACTTCAACCCGCCTCCGGGGCGGCGATGCCCGGGAGCGTATGAGCCATAGAACATGGCCCCATTCGTCATGATGAGGACGAGGCATTGAGTGTCGGGGTCGTCCCGCAGTAGCTTAGGCGTATAGCTACCAAAGGAAAGGTCGGGCGTGAGGTTCGTCACGCTGTAGCCGTCCGTCGAATAGATGGCATTCAGGTTCGCCACCGCGACCTCTTGCTTCCCATCCGGCGTGGCATAGCGGCAGACGCTGCGATAATCGAGCGCCCCCAGCCGGGTTGAAATCAGTGTGGCGGCATTCTCCCGGTCGAACGTTGCATCGTTCTCCGTTGGCAGATACTCCAGTCGCCATCCGGCGGAGTCAGTAACGAAGATAACCTTTCCATTGACCTCTTCCAGCCCGCGGATTCCATCGACATGCTCCGAACGAATAGGGATGTAGTATAGCTCAGGGAAGGACTCGTGATAGCCAACAGGAGAATAGCGGATAACGTTAGGATTGTCTTTCGGAACGATGAGTAACCTATCCTTGTAGAGCAATGCTAGCTTTGCGACAGGTGGAGGGAAGTCTCGTGCAGCCGTAACTGTTGCCGCATCGTTGTTCGGGTCCCCAACTTCAATGTATGGATAATAAAGTTCTTTCGACGCAATGATGTCGGGGGTTGTTCCTGTCTTCGCAACAATCTTGATGTCATGGATTCTGAGAGTCTGTGCTTGATTGATGCCAACGTCAATGCCAATAGTGAATCCATAACTTGACATCCGGGTTCTGTCCCAAGTAGAGTATTTTCCAGCATTAGGAGAACCGGCTTGTGTCGGTATTAGAAGATTGGGCCAATAACCCTCTCCAATAATGAATTCGGCGGTCGCTGTCTGAAGGAATCCACTTTTGACGGCGTAAGGGATAGTTCTATCGTAGAAAGCCCGTTGAGATACTTCAAGTGCGTCCATACCGTTCCGGGGCCACCCGTACGCTTCCATATCAAAGGTACGCCCGGTTGGGTCCGTATTGTTTGCGTATCCCGCCCACGCCATGAACTCTACCCAGTTACCCCCGACTGCTGTGGGAGTGGAGGCAGTGATGTGGACGTTCCAACCATTGATGAACCCAGTAGCTGTTGGAAACTCCTTCAGAAGAATGGTCGCAATATAGTGGCGGCGGTTGGGGGCGGGCGCGAGGATGGGGTTGACGATATCAATGTAGGAAGCGGTTCCCGCGCCGGTGACCGCGGTGATTGCACCCGTGTAGGAACCGAATCCAACGGTGCGTTGAAGAATGGTGCCCGTTGTCGCATAGAACTCAGCCGTTGATGTCACTACTTGGTCGATGAATTCAATGTCGGCAGGCGGCCCGGGGATAGTCGTTGTGTCAATCTCGACTGTCTCACCAATTTCAAATTCGCTGATAGCAACGCCGTCTGGAAAGACGGGCACGCGCAGGTCTTCTCGGGGCGTTTCCGAACGATAGACCTTAAGATGGGTAGCTGTACCGGGGATGGAGTCCCGCTTAATAGTCAGCTTGACTGCTTGTGTGGCGGTAGCTGTAATGTTCGCTGTCGCAGGATTCGCTGCGGCATACGCACCCTCGACGAAATCCGACACATTCGCAGAAGCATACGCGCCACTGGAGCGGTAGATGGGAACGAACCAATAATCATAGACGCCGGTTGCAGTGACGTTCGCCACCCCCACAGTGGTAATCGCAGATGGAGCAATGGAAACGGGCTCCATCCCGTGGGCACGCATGAATCCGTCTCGGCGGAAGATGCGATTTGTGGAAAGTCCGTCGTACACAACTGCTTTTGTGTCAAGTGGAACCGCACCAATGCCCTGCGATGTAATGGTCTGGCTTCCGGCAGCAACCGAAGAAACGCTATGGATATCCCCTAGGCATGGTGTCGTCTGGGCGGTGGCGGTCAGCGCCGATAGCCGGTCAAGTAGGAAGTAGCAGTATGTAGGTTGCAGTAAGGCGTTGCCCGCCGTCGCCGTGCTGGTCACTTGTGCATGGTTCTGAAGGACAATAACATAATTATAGGCACTGGCATTCTGCCCAAAGGGCGGCTCCAACGCGGCTTGCGCTGCACCCGTCAGGCGCATGGTGGGAGACGAACCAACCGCCGCCGTCAGCGCCGTTGATGTGGTGACAATGGTTGCGCTGATGAGGGGCGCGATAGCGGGCGCAAATGAGTTGGGAAGATAGATGAGTCCTGCGGCAGCTTGAAGCTCCCCTTCCTGAAGAAGAAGGGGATGCTTCGCGTTCACCAACCCATTATGCAGGGGCTCGATGTAATAGTTCATCGAAGAGCGTCCACTTGATACCGCGTTAGGTTCTCATAGGACAGGGGCATTGGATTCGGGTCCTCATTGTTCGGCACAATGACGACATCCTCATCCAGCTTGTGCTTACCATTATCCTGCATCGCCAGCATCAGCCCTTCATCATGATATGCCTTGAGGTCGTCCGCCAATTCCTTCTTATCTGTATGCATGGTTAGAAGGCGGCTTGCTGCCTTAGCAACGATGTAGTCCTCATACATGATGGGGATATCAATGGTCGCATCCGCAGATGCTAGATTACCAGTCGAAGAAACAACTGTGCTGATAGTGCCCGCGGTAGGATACCACGCTAGATAGTAGGTTTGGAATGGATATAATTCCATATGGCGAAAGTACCGGACAAGAATTTCAGTTGTTTGGCTTTGCACGGGAATCGTGCGAAACTGACCGCCCCCTGCCAAGGTCCACTCCCACCAGACAGGGCTATCCATAGCCGGTGTATCGCCTGCTTCGCCGACGTCCCATGTATGGTCAAGATGCGCGCGGTCAAGGCGTAGTTTATTGATGAAATAGAGCGTTCGTGGTTGAGTAAGGTCGCGCATATTGTAGATAGCGCGAACATGCTTCTGTGGGACGTGATAGCGATACTCGACGCCGGTTGGGCCGCCCCACCAATTTGCAGTTGCCGCACTTTGGGCAGCGGTTGAATCCGCTAGTGCGGTTGAACGCGGAGGGATACTCGCACTCGGGCTGGGAAACGCTGCCTCAAACGTCTGGGGACGGTCGTACCCCGGCATCTGAAAGGCGTATCCTGCACTGGCAGAGCAGACATGCGAGGTTAGCAAATACTCCCACCACGCCGCGTTATTCCAGTGCTGGAGCGCCGCCTGAATTGCGGCGGTCGCTCGTCCCACCATGATGGAATCAGCCGACGTCAGCCCCAGATTCCACAGGGCTCGGTCCGCTGCTTGGAAGTACGTCAGTTGACTTGGGTATCTCATTCTTGAACCTCTTCTCGCGAGTACGCTTGTATTCCTCTAGCAGCCGCTCCGTCCAGAACTTAAACTCGCGGTTTGCCAGCACCCACTGTTGCGCGTTGGCAGCAATATTGCGCCGAAGCTCCTCTTCCTCGATGAGCTTGGACATCTTCACTTCAAACTCTTCTGGCCCATCAAAGAGCATGCCAGTTGTTCCGTCCTGAATCTCGTCAAGGAAGGGCCCCGTCCGTTCAGCGATGGTCGCGGCTGGCTTCTTGATGATGCTGCCCTCGTAGAACTTGATGGCGGAACGGCACTGGTTGAACGGGTTATCCGGCAGGAAGCAGACATTGATATCATGCTGGATGGCCGATAGGGTGGCCTTGTAGGCTGGATACTCAACCCAGTCAATGAACTTCGCCTGATTGTTTGGCAGGCTGTAAATCCATGAGGGGTTCGTTCCACCAAAGAAGTACCACTCGCTATTGGGATACTTCTTCACCAGCTTTTGGATACTCCCCCGATAATTGTCCACATGATGGAGGTGTGTACTTCCACCCTGAAGCAGGATGCGGACCTTGCCGTGCGGGAAGTAATGCGCGTCAATCCACGGCAGATAGTCATACTTATTCGCCGTGTTCGGGAACACGAAGATGTTCGCATCGGGCGCTTCCTTCAGCATGCGCTGCTTCAGCCGCTCCGTTGTGACGGTTACTAGTTCGGCCGCGCGCAACATCTCCCGCCACACATTGATGGTGTTCCGGTTCCGCGCAATATCGAAACCATTCTTCCCATCCACCCACGCCTGATGCAGATTCCCATCTGCATCCTTACCCATGATGGTTTCGCCGGGGACCAGCGCCCTCTTCCCCAACCGCACACCAAACTGGGCGAACGCCGGATTGCTCGGCTCAACGTCAAAGAGATTATCGTCGATATCAATGACGATAGAAGGCGGCGCGGTTGGCCCGTCTGGGGCGGGGCCCTTCCACGGCCATGGGGATTTCGCTTGAGCGAGGATGCCTGCGATTTCCTCTGGGGGACGATGAGGACCCTGCTGCGTAATGTTCAACATGCGGAGAGTGTGGTCCGCAATGAACTGCCAGAACAACACGATATCGGCAGTCTCCATCTTCAGGTTGCCCTGCTGGTCCATAACCGTCACGGCTTCAGTCTCGGCACCACCTAAAGCGGAAATGGCTCCCAGAGGGAGCGACTGGCGATAATATTGCTGGGCAGTAGGCTTTGGGGGTAGCAGTGTTGCAATACGCAGCTTCTGGTCCATCGTCGCCTCCTAAGATTGACCAACTTTCCATTCGGGATGCTTCGCCAACCACTTCTCGACCCCATGGGGGTCCATTGCGATATCGGGGTCGTTGGACAGAATCATAGCCATCCAATAAGGAACCTTCCCAACGACTGTCCCATTCTCGGTTCCAACATACCGGCCGTTGATGCCCGGTCGTCCGTTGGCCCATAGCTCGTCGCGCCAATCCTTGACCATACGAGCCTGCTCGCCAACAAGAGGATTAATCTCATTGGCAAGGGTGATGTCCGTCACTTCATCGACGAAACCGTTCTTTGTGAAGTATTGCATAGGAACCTCGTGAGGGGGTAGGTATATATACCTACCCCCTCATCTGGTTTAGGCAGTGACGCCGTGGACGTATCCAATCGCAGAAGGATGACGCACAATCAGCGAGAACTCGCCGTCGATATAGCCGGAACGGCCGTTGTAAAGCTCAGGCAGCTCGGTAGTCTCGAACGGACGGAACACGCCAATCTGAATCTTGGCCTTCTCAAGGATGAAGTAGCCACGGAATGCCGCGTGGTAGGCATTGAAGCCGACGGTGGTGCCGGTCGGGTTGAAGCCCGCCAGACTCCAGTTGTCGGTTGCAGCAGTGGTGGAAACAGCAGCGCTCATGTAGATGTTGGGAATCAGCATACAGGTACCATAGTCGGTACGAACGATATCGACCATAAGTTCCCAAGCATTCATGTTGCTGGTGTTGTACTGCACGCGCCCCGGCCCGCCAGCCGAGCCAAGGAGGACGCTCGCGGCGTTCGCCTTGACGCTCATTGGCATGACAGCGGTGTCGGGCTTCGCGCCAGCCGCCCACATCCTGCCCTGAACGGACAGGAAGTCGGCAGTGGAGAAACCACCCAGAGCGGTTGCAGTCGCACCAGCCGTCACACCACCAGTCACATAGCTAATGGCAGTGTCTTGGTTGCTGGCAGTTGCGTGGAAGCCACCCAGAAGACCCTTCATGACCCTATCCGCAGCGCCAGTTGCAGACTGACCCGACGGGAAGTGGGTACGAATCATGATGGCCTCTAGGTCCTTGTTGCAAGCGATGAGGGCCTTGCCCGCAAGGAAGGCATACTCGTCGGGGCGACCGAGAGCATAGCCATTCTGGCTAACCTTTTGCGCGCTCTTGCTGACGGTCCATCCGCGAGAGATTAGCTGCGTGTAGTTACGCACGCGCGGGCTCTGCGAATCGACCGCAAGAACGGCGGAGGTGTGGAAGTTCTCTTCCCAAGTGTTGATGCTGGAAGCATTGGCGGTAGCGGATAGCCCCGTGGTGTTCCATGCAGCAATCGAGTTCGGGAAGATGTTGGGGGTGTAGTGGGTGTCGATGAGCCACTGCGGCTCGACGTTACCGATGGGTGTCTTAGCGAGCATGGACTGGAGCGGAGTTTCAGTCCAGTCAATGTTCACGAGGTCCGATAGGACCATTTCCTTCATGGCACTCGCGGTAAATCCGCCTGTCGGCAGACCGAAAGTACCAATATATGTGGTTGGTGACGCCATGTCTACTCCTTATTTCGCTAGGTGCTTCAGCCCCCCAACATTCCTCATGACGAATGTGATGAGCTTGGTATTGTCCTTCGTGATTTCGGCCTCAGCACGCAGCTTGTTATACTCTGTTGCGAGGTCTTCATCCGCGGACGTTACCACCTTGGTCCCGCCACCCACGCTGGCATCAATCTTCGCCTGCGCGATGGTGTTGTTGGGCTTCAAGGGAGCTTCCTCATTCTGCCACTTCAACAGCGCCCATTCCTGAGCAATGAGGGGATTACCGTTTTGCACTTCGCGTTCGTAAATTGCCTTATACTCAGGCTTTTCGTTGATGAACTTGAGGACATTGGTTCTATTCTGGACCCACTTGTCCCCATAGCTCTGGGTCATTTGTTCATCAGCTTTATACGAGGCAGCCATCGGACCCAGCTTGGCATCGAACATCTTCTCGGCGGCTTCATTCATCGCCTGCTCAAAGAGGTTCTTGTCCACGACGAGAGTCTGTGCAAGGGCATCCACTGCTGACCGCGCGTTCCGGTTGGCGGAAGGCGACTGTCGGTTGCCCGCAAGGACGTCCGCAAGCTGAACCATCTGATTCTGCTGCTCGTCCATTCTCCGTGTGGAATCTTCCAGCTTGTCCCTCAGTTCCTTGATGAGATTCACGGCATTGAAGTAGCCCTCTTCGGCTTTCCTCCAATCGTTGCCGTACTTCTTCTGAAGGTTCGTGAGTTCTTCCGTCGAGGTTGGCTCGTTGGGAAGTGACTGCTCTTCGTTCGCCCGCAGGTCGTCTGACATGGCTTTTCACTTTCTCTGGGGTTGTCCCAGTATTGTCCCCTCAGGTCGTCTGGGGGGCGGTGCAATGGCGGCCATTATAGCATAACTAGGGCTGGTCGCTAAAGTCAATTGGTTCGCGGATTTGAGATGCCGGTGGGTCGTCCACCGCATCCGGGTCCTTTTCCCTTGCTTGAAGTTTCCTTAACATTTCACGGGTCTTCTCTTCTGCTGCCAGCCAAGCATCCAAATACTTAATGCTTTCAGCCACCCCCTTGTTATCGGCAGCGCCCCCATACACCATAAGCTGGATGAGGCTATCCCGGTCCTTCTGTAGCTTGGGGCGCATGTAGTGCTGCCAACCGTCAGTGTTATACATCTGGATTAGGGCTGTTAATTCCTTATACTCACTCATCTTAGCCTGCCATTGGAATGGGTGAGCTAAAGTCGGGGCCGGGCCGCTCATCCGGTGCGATTTGGTCTAGCTCCGTTCCGCCCTGTGGCATGCTGCCGCCTGCGTAGGCTTGGGCTAGCTGCTCGGGCCCGCCCATCTGGGCCATCATGTTGGCGGCGGTGAACTGGCTGTTGACCAATAGCTCGTTTGCCGGGAGGTCGAATAGCTCGGCCATGTAATGAAGCTGGGCTGCCCAGTTCATCATCTGGGCAGTGTAGGGATTGCTCGCGGCCCACTGACTGAAGGCAAGGAGGTTCTGCTGCTTCTGGCTCCTTGCAATCATCTGGGTGCTACCACGGGCGCGGGCGCGATAATCAGGGTTCGTGTCTTCGCGGGTGATAGTGATGGAGTCCATCGGGATGGGCAGGCCGGTCACTGGGTCCTCAACGGTATTTTTACCAAGCATTCGCAATTGGCGCGGGACAGTGAGAAGCTGCCTGTTCAACTCTCGCATAAAGTTGCTGATGGGCTCCATGACCATCTTCTCTGCGACAATGACCTCTGATGTGCTTCGGGCAGCCGCGACCTCCGCGCGGCCCAACCACTCACGAGCGGTTGTACGATTTCCTGCCATACCCTGCCCAACGTCCTCAACGAGGCCGACACCCTGCTGGGCGTAACGGGAGAGCAAGCCAATGTCCTCAAGGGCTTGCTGGGTGCCTTGGATGTTCGGGGTGATGGGCATGAAGCCTTCGGCAACGCTGTTCGCGTTGACTTGGAAGACCCGCCCGGGACGAGCCGCAAGGTTCTCCTTTCCTTCAAAGCCGCCCGCTAGAGTTGCGAACATGGGGAAGACAATGAGGTCGAGGACATCCAGTTTCTGGCTGACAATCTTGTTGATGGCGGCCTGTAGGGGGGCCATGATTTCGGCCTTGCCGATGCCTCTGCCGATGCCGGGGTCGCGCATGGGCGTGTATTCAAAGAAGGGGGGCTTGCGGAACCAGTATGGATTCGCCTTGGCTCGGATAACCTTGCTGTCGTTTGCAATGGAAATAACGACTTGCCTTACGCCATTGATGGCGAGTTCGTCTGGGACAAGCCCCCAATATTCATCAATCTTCACCGGCTTGGCATAGATGTCATCTTTCCGGTTGATGTAGTCGATATAGTTTCGGGTGTAGCTGTTCCGCATCTTCCACGATGCGTAGGCGTCCTCAACGGCACCACCCTCCATCTTCAGTTCAACGACGGCCTGCCGGTCCCACTTGGGGTATTGGGTGTTGGTTTCCTCCCAAAGGGTGTCGAAGTCAGTGTAATAGGTGTGACCCACACCACTACCATCAAGCATTCGCCGCTTTCCGGGTTCGGGCCACATATCGATGTGGTCAACGACCTCAATGTTGGGGCCATCGAAATCAACAATCTTATCCGCATATTCCACCTCTTCATCGTTGACACGCTCGTACCAGCGGAACATGCGCTCTTCAAACTTCCAACCCAGCTTCATGAAACCCGTGCCGTAGATTTCGCTGTTCAGAAGGAAATCCATCAGCTTCATGTAGCCGTCCATGTCGTCCCATTGGCTGCTCACGAGGATGTCATTCTTCCGGCAGAGAATAGTATCTTCCGGGCCGAAGCCGATGAAGTTGACATAGGGGAAGGTGCCCATGAGGTTCTGACACTTCTTACTGACCGACTGAGCGACATAGCTGTAAAGCAGGGGAATCGCCACGTTGTTCCTGTGGCTCATGTCCTGAGGACGGGTGATTCCGCGCCAGAGTTGGTAATACTGTTGCAGGCGCTTATAGTCGCTGTTGTAGATACTGCGCCATTTGTCCCGGCGGGTAAGGACAAACTGGCGCACCTTTTCCTTATCTGTTCCTGACAGTTCCAGCGTATAGCTCATGGAAGGACTCGATGGGAGGACGGACGAGTTCTGGGTCTTTCCTGCGAAGGGCGCGAATCTCCTCAACAGTTGGATTACCGATTAACATACCATCAAAGGCTTGCTGGGGCATCTCCTCCGTGTCCTTAAATGGGTTGACCATCCTTTGGTACACGGCGGGGACGAAAGAGTCGCTGAAGGCATCGGCATAGTCGTCATGTTCGCTATGCCCAATCTTCGTCATCTGGTCAAGGAGCTTGTCCAGCCCCGGAGCCGTCTTAACGAAATAGACGTGGCCATCAACGACATAGCTAGCCGCCGCAATGAGGCGACTGACCTTTTGCTTGCTGCCTCGGGGTAGGGGGATGAAGCGCGGGAGCGGCACGTTTGCGGCGGCTGCAGCACTCTCCATGATGAGTTTCCATGTACCGGCCTTTCCACCGGGCTCGGGCTCGTCCGTCCAGCAGGCGGGGAATGCGCCCTTCCGGCGATACTCTTGCAGCTTGCTGATGAAGAGGTCCCGGAAGTCCTCCGCCCGCCATTGGTTGCTTCCATGAGCCTCTAGGAAATAGACGTCACCGTTGCCGCGTCTATCGTGACCGTTGATGATGAGAACGGTGTCGTCCTTTCCGGTCTGCCGCTGCTGGTCCCTGAAGGCGGTATCGACGTGGAAGACGATACGGAGGTTCTTTGGTACGTCCTTTGCTTCAATGACGCACTGGCTCGCTTGCGCGTATGTGAGCGGGTTATACTTGCTGCTGGTTGGGTCGTTGAGGACCTGGGCGGCGAAGCGGCGCGCGTCCTTCCGTTCAAAGTCGTTCATACGCTGGACCGACCATACCTTTGGCAGGGCCGCCCTCCCATCAATCTTTCCGGAGTAATAGAACATATCCCATTTGTTCAATGGGTCAGGCTTGAACTCGGGGTTCTTATGCCCTGAGAGGGTCTTCACACCTTCCAGCTTAACGGCGATACCAAAATGGTCGCCGTCACCGTAGCGGGTGCCCACAAGGATTTGAAGGCCGTCGGAGGCAAGCACGGGAATCAGGCTGGTCATGTGGTTGTTCACCGTCTCCAGCCAGTTCAAATGGCTCTGCATCTTCTCATAGCTGATGGGGTCATCGAGACAGAGAACGTCGGGGTGCTTGCCAGTGATGCCCGCCTCAACGCCCCATGTGCCAAAGGAAGGCTCCTTCTTCGTCAGGTTGGTCCTGAGGATGTGGTTGAACTGGCCGCGCTGCCATAGGCCCGTCTTGTTGTACCAGCTTCCATAGAGCTTGTCGAACCAACTGTTTTCATTGCCGCCTTCAAAGACGGTTTTGATGGGTGCCAGCAAGTCCCACGCGAAGTCAATCTTCTCGGCACCGATGTAGGTGCTGATGTTCGGGTCCCGAAGGTGCATCCACGCGAGGCCGCATTGGGTGATGAGGGTGCTTTTTCCCAACTCGCGGGGCACGAGGATGGCAAGGAACTTCTGCTTGCCGCGCTTCTGCTCGCGCCATGTCATCCACTCATCGATGTGGAATTGGAACCACTCTGCCAGCTTCCGCATGTAAACGGCTCGCTGGGCCCACTTATCGGGCTCGCTGCGGGGAAGACCCCACGCGATACGGCAGAAGTCCCAGAAGTTATCCCGGCACTGCATGGCCCAGAATTCCCTCTCGGCTTTGCTATTCCAGTTTATCGTCGGTGGCATAGTGGTCCTTCAGAAGCTCGTCTACTTCGATTTGACAGGCGGAACAGAGATAGAAGCGGGTTGGGATTTTACAGATATGGCAGAAGGGGGTGTCGTCTAGGTCGATTTCTCCGGGGCTCGGACCCATAGTTCGTTCCCATCTCGGTCAATGATAAACCCGTGTTCAAGGATGAATTCATAAAGCTCGGCGGTCAGCATGGTGTCATGGAGGCAGTAGGTGTATTTCTCGCTGGGGGACAGCCCATAGCTGTCCTTCCCGTGGTAGAGCTTCTGCTTTCCAATGGTCCTATCCGCGACATCGTTCAGCTTATAACCCTTGTGGCGCGTGCCCAAGGCGTCATAAATCTCCTTCTTTATGTCATAGTGCGGGATTTCCTTCAGGTCATAGCCCAAGGTTCCTTCAATGACGGGAAGGTCAAAATCGATGCCGTTATAGCTGACAAGGGGGTCGGCATAGGCCATATGCTCGATGGCCTCTTCAAGACGCTCTGCACCATAGATGAAGGGGCGCTCTTCGTTAAGGTCCCAGAGGGCGATGACGGAGATGCCTAGAATGCCCTGCTTCGCCTCCTCAAGCCAATTACTCTCGTTCTTGCTCTTATGCAGAAGCTCTAGGTCAAACGCGATTGGGTTCATTTCAGGCCCGCCCCCCTCAATGGCTTCCGGTTCTTCATCTCTGGCTTCTTCTTATTGGCGAATCGAATAGCACCCTCTCGGAACTTCCGTTGGACATATTGATGGAACTCGCGCGGGGTCATCTGAAGCACGTCTCGTGGATAGACGATATAGTGACCAACGTTTCTTGCAGCTTCATCGGCTTTCCATTCTGAAGGCATTAGTCTGTAAGTAACCCCAGCCGGAACTCCGGCTTCTGCGGCGACTGTTGGATAGATTTGTTTGTAGAACGCATTAACGGGACCTGCGGTGAGTCTGTGACCTTTATTACCTTGGTCAATATGTGTTACTTCGTGGAGTAACGCTTCCAAAAAAGTCTTTGGCAGTCTATCCAAGGTCTGATTGGCGGATTGAGCCTCAATACCTAAATCGCGCGGAGCCTCAACCAATACATCAGATTCTAAGGGTATGTCACGACTATTAGCAAGAGCCCTCCCCATCTCAATCCTAGCGCGCGGGTTCCTTTCCCATTTATTTATTTCACCTTTGGCATCGTAATATACCAGATTAGTGTAAGCTACTGCATCATCATGCACATTTGAAGGCCGGACAGGAACGTTCTTGATAGCTTCAAAGTGTTCTTTAACGGCTGGATTATAGGAAAGCTCGTCCCCAATCGTTGAAGCGTGACCCAGCCGAATAGAATGTGGGCGTTCTGTCCGAACAGAACGCGCGGCTTGAAAAGCAAAGTCGTCTTCCTGTGTTTCTAGGGCTTTCCGCATCCAGAATTGGGTTGGGGATGGGATGCGCTCGGGTGGCGCGTTGGGATTCCTTCGGATACTAACGGGGGTTATGCCCGGCCAGATGGGAATTGCCGCAAAGGTGGTGCCGACAGGGTTGTCATGGAACATCTGCTTGACCTGATTCACCCAGACTTTTGGCGCAACTCGTTGGAGATACGCCATAATCTCTGCTCTCGACTGGGGCGGGGCGCTAGCGATGTATCTAACGGCTTCGGCAACCCCTCGCATGGTGTTTCCGGCTTGGGAAATGACGTCACTGGCGATGTTCGTGCCAATGGTGGGCTTGGTGTGGGGGTACTGCGTCAAAATGTCCCGCTTTTCGGACGGAATGGCGAATGGGGCGGCCATGAGGGCCTGTCCGAGATAGGGAACGAAGAAGGGGGCGACCATTGCGGCGTCGATGGCGGCGTTTTGGGCGATATTTCGGTCCTTCGCCATCTTCTCGAGGCCTAATGTGCCGCCAATCATGGCGGGCATGTGCTCAATGGCTTCCCACGTCGCGCCAATCTGGCTTTCATGGGCTTTTGTCCCCGCCATGGAGTCGTAATTGACTTGCATTCGCTCGGCTTTAGCGTCGGTGCGGAGCCTTAGGCGGCTTTCGGGGGATAATGGTGCGCCGGATTCAATGTTTAATTGGCGGTAGGGAATGCCAAATTGGTTCCGCCCGCGAAAAACAGCAATGCGATTGACGCCTGCCGCAGTTAGGCCCTGCATAGGGTCGTCATATTGCTGGGCGAGACGGAGGATTGCACGCTTCTCCTCGACTGTCTGAGCGTATTCCATTAAGGAGCTATAGTGGGTAGCCCCTTTTGTAGGGACATAATAGTCCCCGCCGATTTCAAAGCCATGCCCTGCCATGCGGGAAAGGTCCGCGTGCTTCGGCATGCGGGCAATGACGCCCAGGATGGTGGACAATTCCTCCGGTATAGGCGTGCGTCTGGTCGCTAGTGCGGGCCCAAAGCGGGCCTTTGAGCGTTCAATGGCGTCTTCGACGAATTTCTTCCAATCAATCTTCATGTGGGGCGCTCAAGGAGGATGATTTCACGGGTCCACTTGCGGGGGATGATGTTCGCGGAGCGGAACTGGTTGTCCTCTTCAGTGATGCTGATGGCGAGTTTGATGGCCTTCTTGTCGATTTCGACGAGATAGCCGACGTCGCGGCACTCCATCAGCTTGCCGAACTCCTCGACGTCGCCCTCGGTGGTATGCGCGACGGCTGCTGCGTTGAGGGCGGCGTCATCCCAAACGACCTCAACTAGGGGGAACTCCATCACCTTCGCTGGGCGCTTCAGGGTCTTCACTGGGATTCGCCGGTTGGTCGTCTTTCTTGACATGGAATGCCTCCTCATAGGCTACGCGGCTGATGTTCATACCAGCCGTCCTCAAGATATCGACGAGACGAGAGAGCAACTCGACGTCCGTGGTTGGTGGAGGCGGACCAATTTCAGGGCCGGTGCCTCTCGTCTCGTCGAAATATAACTTCAAGGCGGCAACCTTAACGTTATCGGATGCGTTGGCAATGATGTCGGTCAAGGTTGCAATGGCTGCGCGGCGGTCGCCAACAGCTAGGATTTCCGCTAGGCTGTCTAGGCTGGCGTTGGGGAGGTTATCCGTCTCAACTTCTCCATACGTCTCGGGGGGCGGGAGGGGGTCAGATGTGTTCTTACGGCTGGTGGGAGGGACCTTGCCGTAGTTATCCCCGATGTAGCGCAGGAGGTTATGGTAGGAAATGCGGTGCGAGAGCGCGAATGCGCGCCATGAGAGCTTCTTGTTCTGGAGGTTGGCCTCGATTGCGGCTACCAACTCAGGGGTTGGGAAGAACTTGTGGTTTGCCATGAGCGGCATTATACCATATGTGTTGCGTTTGAAACTCGATAAATTTTTCTGCACAGGTAAACCATGAATTCTGGCCCGCGGACGGGGGTAGGCCCCCTCCGGGCGCGCGCGGGCCGCCCGTGGCACGCCCCTTGCCTAAGCACGCCCCGTGCCGCGCGTGGGCCCCGCCCCCCGCCCCGAGCCGTGCCACCCCCGTTGCATATTGGAACGCCCTGCCCATGGGGGGTGTGCCAAAATGGAACGGTGAGAATAGGTACCAAGGTGCGACATTTTGTCCCACCCCGAGCCATTCCGCCCGCCCTCCCTAACCCCTTATCCCCCACCGCCTTGCACTGCCGTGCGCCAAACTGTCCCAAATCGGCCCCCCATGCAACCTCCATGCCACACCCGTAACCCGTTGCAAATACGTCGGGCATGCTCCGGCACGACACGTGCAATAGAAGTCCTTTGAAAATGAACGGGGCGGCACGGGCCTGGGCTGCGAAAGAGCCCCTGACAGACTCCCGCGCCGCGCCCGTACTGGAAGTGAACGACAAAGGGACCGCAAGGTCCCGCCGGATGCCTTCCGATAGCAGGGCAAAGTAGGAAACCGCTGCAAGGCACCTACACTCCGGCATAATCAGCTATCGCGGGGCGGGCCATGAAACCCCCCAACCTTTCACACTCAATCAACGGAGGCTTACAATGGCCCGCTATGCAATCGACTTCAGTGTCCCCGCCCCTACCGAATTCGTCCATGAACTCCCCCGTGGCGGGGGCGGCGGTCGGGTGTCGCTGTGGGAGTCTGATATTGCCGACCTCTGTTCGGCAGTAGAGAAGGCTCGCAAACCCGCGTCCATTGTCATGGTCGCAAGCACCTTGACGTCGAAAGATGCCGATACCGGCCTCACGCGTCTGGACATTTGGCGCGCAGCCGCCCGGGACGCCGGTTACCGTGTCAAGCTGGACTATGACAAGCGCGGCGGCATGAAAAACGGCAAGGGCGCAATCCTCGCGCGCCTCTGGTGCCTGCCGACTGACTAACCTAACCTGCCCGCCCCGATACATGCCTGTAAAGTCTAGCCTTCTCGTGGCGCAGGCGAGCATCCACCAATAGACAAACAATCAGGGTATGCACCGGGCAAACACTGCCACTACCCGAGCGACCCGGCCCGCTTGTGGCCGCGCGTTAAACCCCCGATAACGTGACAAAGGGGGCGCATTGAAGGGCTTCGCGTAACGCCCTTTAGCTACCACTGGCTAGCAGTGGCAAGGCATGATGCTATGCCGAAAACCCAATAGGTAGGCGGTGGCATAACAGAGCCGCGCATGGAGGATTGTCCCCTTAGCAGCGAATGCAATGGGACCGGATGCGTGACGAGACAAGCCTGCACCCTACCGAAGCCAGCCTATGCGGCGCACAGCTGAATCCCCCCGTCCGATAGCGGGCCCACCTACCTATCAGCATAGCTGGATAGCGATACAGCTATCGCAATCCATTCGCTCGCTTTGCCGGCTGAGCGTAATCAACCGGCCTTTTCCTTTTCCCATTGGAGGCCCACCATGAGTAGCAAGTTCCAAAGCACCTTCAACCGGGGCTTTAAAATCACCTTTGAAAACGGCTGGACAATCTCCGTCCAGTTCGGCCCCGGATATTATTGCGAGCATCGTGACGATAGCGCTTGCCGTCCGGAGGGTGTCTATTCCAGCAAGGACGCCGAAATCGCCATCATCACTGACAACTACCGTATCTGGCTCGACCTAACAACCCTCTCCCCTTCCACCGACGATAGCACTGACATTAAGGGCTACGTCACCCCCGACGAGCTTCCCCGCTACATCCTCCTCACCAGCATGCTTCCCCCAGCAAACGCCACCGACTCCAACGCGCGAGGAAACTAACCATGAAGCCCACCACTAGAATCCGAAAGTTTATGAACGCAACCAACGACGCCGAGCGCTTCTCCCTCGCCCTCGCCGTCTATCGTAACGACTCCGGCTGGACAACCTATGTTCTCAAGCGCAACCATGGGAAGAACAAGCCCATGCTTGAAACCGCCCGCATCAACCCCTACGCCTCTGCATTCTGCGCCGTCATCTCCCCCCTGACAATGGGCTCCTTTGACTACGGCGATACCTATCTCACCCAATTCATCCACGACACCTGCATCAAGGAGGAAACCAATGAAGCGCAGTGAAGTCAGTATTGCCACCCGCCCCGACGGCGAGGAAGATATTGAGAGCGTGCAAATCTGGATTAAAGGCATCCTTCTTGAACTCTGGCTCCCAGATGAGAACCAGAACTATGCCCTCCTTTGCGGCGGCTACCCCCTCAAAATTACGCCCACCGCGGTCGGCACCCGCATCTACCTTGAACACGAGCGTCTGTCATGAAACGCTGCCTCTTATGCCATAAGGAAAAAACCCTCCACGATTTGAACCTGACCGTCCCTGACCCCCCGGGCACGCTCAACCCCAACGCCCCCCGTAGAAATCGTCGCTCGCCTCACCCTCTGTCTAAGTTGCCTCTTTCTCATCGGAGGAAAGTATGCCCCAACTTCTAACAACCGCTAGCGTAAAGACAGTGAAGGCAGAGGCATTCGGCTACCTGAATGCAATCCTCTACCTTGCCCCCCACACCATTGCAGGCGGCCCCAGCGTATGCCCTTCATCCACCCCCGGATGCCGCGCCAGTTGCCTTTACACGTCTGGGCGGGGGCGGCATAGCAACGTGCAAGCTGCCCGCATCCGCAAGACAAAGCTCTGGCACACCGACAAGAGCCTCTTCCTTGACATGTTGAATAACGATATCCAATTGCTGGCCGCCCAAGCCGAGAAGAAAGCATTGAAGCTGGCCGTCCGCTTGAATGGAACAAGTGACATCCCCTTCTACATATATTGCACCTCGTTGTTCAACATGTGGAAGGAACAGGGTGTTACCTTCTATGACTATACCAAGGTCCATGGCTACGGCAAGATGCTCCCGCCATGGTGGCATCTAACTTTCTCGCTGTCAGAGAAGAATGAGGAGACTGCCAATCGCCTATTGGCTAAGGGCTCCAACGTCGCCGTGCCTTTCATGCTAGGCCACGATGAACCCCTGCCCGATTATTATCTAGGCCACAAGGTTATTGATGGCGACATCCATGACCTCCGCTTTCTTGACCCTCAACCCCGTGTCGTTGGCCTTAGAGTCAAGGGCGACGGCATGAAAGACGAAACCAATTTCATCCGGAAACTCTCATGAACAAAGAATTGCAAGCGAACTATGCACTCTTCGCCGGGGACACCTATTATCCTGCGGGTGGAATGATTATCTCGGTGCCTATGAAACCATGGAGGATATCAACGCCGATATCATGGCCGGTAAACTGCAAGGTTGGGATTGGTGGCATGTTGTTAACCTAATCACCCTAGAAATCAAGGAGTCTGGTCGTGCCCGATAAGGCATCATGGTCATACATCGGTTTTAACGATGAGGTTGCTGCCATGCTGTTCCCCTTTGTTGCAGCCTTCCTCATTGAGAAGTGTGCCAATGAAGACGGCACCCTGACCATTGACTTTACCAACTTTTCCCCCAAAGACATTGCATTCATTGAATGGCAGAAGGACTTGAATAGCACCGTTTTCCACCTTAGGAATAGAAAGGAACGCTTTCCCAATGAAGGCCCAAGCCGTAACTAGTCTGAGGCATGCTCTCTGGCTTGCCCACATGCTCGCAAGCAATCTCATGACCCTCGAACGTGACTTCTACGTCGAGGACAAGAGCAAGCTGGTGACGGAGCAGATTATCCCCACCCTAACCAACCTCATGATTTACGCCGACAGCATCATCGATAGAGAGGATAACCCATGAGACTCAACGCGCGCCCTAGCCCCGCTCTCATTACCACCATTAAAGAGTTGACAAGGGAACATGGCTATGAGGCCATTACCCGCGCTCTCGCCCGAGTTGTCACCCAAAGCATGAAGGAGAATCAGGGACACCCATTCATCCCCCTTCGTAAGAAACAGCACCATGTCATCTATCGCTGCGCGGACAACCTCTACAAGGCCCGGAGGAAGTATGAACAGGGAAAGTATTCTTGAGGACATCCTTCCCAACGGATTCATCTGCGCTGGCTGCCACCACCCATGGAACATTGCCGACCTCGATAAGGTTGCGACCGCAGAGTTCCAGATGAACCTTTGCCTTGGATGCGCCAGTAGCTATCCCTTCATTGGAGGGACAGATGAACTTCACTTCTGACGACCCGACTATCCACACCGACCTTAGCTATCTCCGTTGGGAAGAGACACAGGCCTTTAAGACCACCTTCGTTATGCGAGACGGAAGCGAGTAAGCATCGTACTCTACCCATCACCCCCACTCTTTGAGTGGGGGGTGTGGGGGAGTAGAGAGGGGTGTATTAGAGAGAGTATATATAAGGCGAGTCTCTATATCTAATTCGTTGTCCCCCAACGCCTTAGCCCATTACCCCCCATTTCCCTCCTAAACCCTTGTCCCCCATGTCGTTACCCCCGACTCTCGCGTTTCGTTTCTGGTAGAAATTGTCGGAACCGTTTTCGATTTTAGAGCATCTAAGCGAGAAACCAACATGCGAAAACCCAACAGCCCAGAGACACTTGCCCTTGACCTCCTGCGCCGCAGCCGTTTGAACGTGCAAATGGCGGCCGTTATCATTGACAAACATGATAGGTTTGTCTCGTGGGGCTGGAACCACGGCTATATCCACGCCGAAGCCCATGCCATCGGCCGAGCCAACCCCCGCCGCTTGCCCGGCAGCTTCATCTTCATCGCAGGCAAGCGTCGGAAATCCGGCAATCTCGTTGAAGCGAAGCCCTGCCCCCACTGCCAAGCCCTCATTGACGCCTGCAAACTGCACGTCAAATACCTAGGAAAGGACAATCATTGGCATGTCATGCTCAGTATGCAATGGCGAGCATCTAACGGAGCGCTGCCCTCGCACATTCAAAAAGCCCATCCCCCATTGGCTCCCGCGAAAGACAAAGCGGCTCGTCACAAAGGACGGCCGAAGCATTAAACAGAAGGAGAGCAAATGAAAGCCTACATCGTAACCAGTGGTGAATATAGCGACTATCGCATCAACGCTGTCTTCCTTTTCACCCTCTATTCTGACAAAGGTAACTTCATCAAATCCGGCCCCACTTTTTACCACACTGCCGATTGGTAGGAGGACACATGCCCCGCACCTTGAAGCTCACCACGCGCCTGCGCCGCATGGGCGCATGCACTGAGGCTGTTGGGTGGGCACGGCCCTACGCCACGCTGCAAGAGGCCTGGGGCGCCTGCGAGCGTGCCGATTGGATGCTCTGGCTCGTCGCGCATTTGGACGGCCGCTATTCCGCGCGCCTGCGCTTGGCGGCGTGCGCCTGCGCTCGCACGGCCTTGCGCTACGTTCCCGCTGGCGAGGAGCGCCCGTTGCGGGCCCTCGAAGCGGCTGAGCGATACGCTCGCGGCGAGGCCACCGAGGAGGAGATGTCGAGTGCCAAGTGCGCCGCGTGGGCCGCGTGGGCCGCGAGTGCCGCGTGGGCCGCGAGCGACGCGAGCGACGCGAGTGCCGCGAGGGCCGCGTGGGCCGCGAGTGCCGCGTGGGCCGCGAGCGACGCGAGCGACGCGAGTGCCGCGTGCGCCGCGTGGGCCGCGAGCGACGCGAGCGACGCGAGTGCCGCGTGCGCCGCGAGCGGCGCGCGCGCCGCGTGGGCCGCGAGGATGGCGAGTGCCGCAAGTGCCGCCGCCATGCGCGAGATGGCTGACCTCGTGCGGCAGCAGATTCCGACGCCGGAGGTGGAGCCATGAGTGGCAATAATGGAGGAGTGTCTGCTGCGCTGACATTCGGCCTGTTGTATTTCATGGCCGGAGTGACTGTCGCCGCGTGCCTACTGTTTCTGTGCTGCACGCCTAGGCCCGAGTACCCACGCCTCGTCGAGAACGTGCGCGACGGCGACACCGTCCGCCGCGTCATCGTGCTAGGGAGGGACACCGTGAGGTTATCGGGGTACCAGCCGGTGTTCAAGGCTGACACCGTTTACCGCGCCATATGGGGGCCGCCACGATGAGCGAGGGGTGGGTGTGTCCGAAGTGCGGTGCTGTGTGGGCACCGTTCATGCCGTCCTGTGGTCGCTGCAATGGGGGCGCGGTTGCGCTTGCCAGTTACACCGACAGCGTGACGCCGTGCCCGCACATCAACACCTACACCACCACCAGCGGCACCTATTGTGCTGGCTGCGGGAAGTTTGTGGAGGGGGCGAAGCCATGAGAACGGTGTCGCCACTGCACGAGTGGGACGAGGACGTTGCGACGAACGGCGTGGAAGCCGCAAAGCCGATGACGTTCTACATCGACCGCGCCATCGCGGCCGCTTACAGGCGCGGGCTGAAGGACGGTGCGATGGCCGCGATGGAGCGCAGGTTCTTGAACTACACGGACGCAGAGGTTGACCGCATCGTGGCCGAGTTGGAGGACAAGTGAAAGGTGTCCGGCTGGAGGCGCTTATGCTCAACATTCCGTGGCGCGCTATTCGCGCAATGGAGCGTATCAAGCCATGAGGCGGGCGCTGCTGTTCGCCGCCGCGTGGCTCGTCGCCAACGTCGTCGTCGGCTTGGCGGTGGTGGGCGGATGCGCCCCGAGACCCGAGCGCACCGTCCACGCCGTGCTGTACGACGTGGACTTCATGAACGAGCGCACGTTCGTCGCCCGCCTCATGAGCGACGGCAGCGTGGTAGTGGACACCATGCCGGGCCGCTGGTACGGCATGAGCGTGGCACCATGACCACCTGCGCCCATCCGCTCTGCCAGCGCGCGTTCCCGCGCGTTTGGGCGCGCCAGATCGCGCTCGCGTGGAGGAGGTGTACGGCGTGAAGCATCTCCACATCACCCGAAACCCGTTCAAGGACCTCTGCGACTTCTGCGGCCAACGCCCAGGCGCCACCGCTCTCGCGCGCTACGACAACAGCGCGGCGGTCCCAGTGTCCTACGTCGTGTTCGTCTGCCACGAGTGCCGCACCACGCTCCTGGACCAGCTGCTCAGCATGGAAGCTGACGATGACAAGCAGACCGCCTGACCGCGAGCTGATCGAGAACATCGCCCTCGCCGCCATCGTCCTGATCCTCTTGATCGGCTTCGTCCTGCCCGCACTCGCCATCGGCTGCCTTGGTCTTTAGACCGCCCACGGATGGGCTCACCCGCGCAAGGAGGCGCACTTGAAGTGGCTCGACTGGCGTAGCCCCTACCTCGTCCCCCTGGCTCTCCTCGCCGCCACCCGCTACGCCGCACACCGCTCGCTCCCGGCGTGCTTCGAGGACCCGCACTGATGCCGCTGCCATCCCAGACCGTGCTCAACCGCCGCCCCGGCACACTCATGCGGCTCCACGATGGCAGGATCGAGATCCGCGAAGCCTCCCCAGAGATGCAGCGCATCTCCGACTCCACCATCGGCCACGTCGTTCGCGAGATGAAAGCCGAGCAGGAACACCAACTCGCCGAAGCCTGCCCCACCTGCCGCTACCGCCACGCGCCCGATGGCGCCTGCCTCGTCCCCCGTGTCGTTCCGGCGGGTTCTACCGGCGCCGACCTCAAGACCTTCCAGCAGATGCGCGCCTCGGGCAGTCGCGCCAACGCCCGTAAGGCCGCTTCGGCCGCCGAGCGGCACTTCGCCTTCGGCCGTATGGGCGACAAGGCGCGCAAGGGCGCCGCGCGGCGATGGGGGAGGAGAGGATGAGCAAGATGCAGCGCGAGAAGGGCGCATCCGCCGAGCGCGAGGCCGCTGAGCTCTTCCGCGCCTCCGGCCTCTTCCCCCGCGCACGCCGCCGAGCTACCGGCGAGGAGTCCCAGGGCGACCGCGGGCGCGATCTCGATGGCACCGGGTGCTTCCGCGTCCAGGTCAAGAACTCGCAGCGCGAGTCCCCATGGACCGCCATCAACGAGGCCAGCGACAGCATCCCCCACGGACAGATCCCCGTAGGGTTGATCCGCAAGAACCGGCTGCCGTTCCTCATCGTGCTGCGCCCCCACGACTTCTTCTCCATCCTCGCACTCGCCAAGTTGGGGGAGGCACTCGATGCCGAGCGCTGATACCGCATGACCCCCAAACCACCCGACGACACCTTCGCCATCGAGACACGCCTTGCCGAGCGCTCGGTCCTCGGTGCGATGATCGAGGACCCCGCCGCCGTTGCTGACGCCCGCGCCGAACTCTCGGCCGAGAGCTTCTACTACGTCGGACACCAGCGCCTCTTTACCGCCATCGTCGCCCTCGAGGAGCGCGGCATCCGCGCCGAGCTCCTGGCCGTCGCCGCCGAACTCCGGCGCCTCGGCCACATGGAGTCCCTCGGCGGCATCCATGGACTCGGCCAGATCATCAACGATCGCGTCTACGGCGGCACCGTGCGCCAGCGCGCACGCCAGGTGCGCGAAGCGCACTCACGCCGCGAGGCGCGCGCCATGGGGCTCACCCTCGCCCGCTCGATCGAAGCCGGCGGCGCCCTCGAGCCCATCCTGCGCGATGCCCGCCTCGCCATCGAGCGCGTCCACCGGCTCGACGTCGCCGAGCACCCCCCGACCCTCGCCGATCAACTCATGAATGACGAGCAGCTGTTCAGCGCCGAGCTCACCGTCGCCCCCGACTTGATCCGCGGCTGGCCCTCGGCAACCTCCGAAGCACACCCCTTCATCGTCGAAGGTGGCATGACGCTCCTGGTGGGCCAGTCGGGGCTCGGCAAGACCTGGCTCGGGCTTCAGATGCTCCGCGCGGTAGCCCTCGGCCGGCCGTTCCTCGGCCGCGAGACCCGTCAGGCGCGCGGGCTCCTGCTCGAGCTCGAGATGTCGGCCGCTTCGATCCGCGACCGGCTCCGTGAGCCCATGAACGGGATGCTCGACTGCCTCATCATGCCCGCCGGATTCTCGCGCCTGACCGATCCCGATATCGCCCATCAGGTCGAGGACATCATCCGCTCGCGCGAGATCAAGCTCATGGTCGCGGATCCCCTTCACGGCCTCCACGACGGCGACGAGAACATCTCCCAGGAGGTCGCACCGTTCATGGAGACCTGTGCGGCTTTGCGCTCGGCCACCGGGGTCCACATCGTCGTGCTCCACCACGTCAACAAGCTCGAGCTCGACAAGAACTCAGGGCTCCGCTCGTCCGTCCTGCGCTCGGTCCGTGGCTCAGGCCGACTCGTCAACGACCCCGACAACGTCATCGGGCTGCTCGAGCGCCCCGGGGGCTTGCGCCTCGTGTTCGCCAAGACGCGCTTGGGGCCATCCCCTGAGTCCATCGGCATCCGGCGCGAGGCCAACTCTGGCTGGTTCGAGGTCGCGGATCTGCCCGAGGAGCACGCCGACAAGACCCGCGAGAAGGTCGAAAAGGCGCTCAACTTCACCTCCGACCGCTCGGGCGGCACCGCCGAGGACATCGCCAGGCTCGCCAAGGTCAGCGAGCGCACCGCCAGGCGCTACCTCGAGGAGCTCGGCGCTGTGGGCCTCAAGGACGGCAAGCGCATCGTCTACTGGCGAGCCGGGATCGCCAACGAGCAGGAGTCCCTACCTGACTTCTGACCAGCGCCCCTCGATCAAGTGACCCACCCGTCGGTTGGTCCGCGCGTCCCGCGCGGTGAAGTCTGGCTCAGTCCCGAGCCTGCGATACCCGTACACCGAGAGTGCGATCGCCAGCTTCTGCCGCTCCTCCCACATCAACCCCTGGTACGGCTCGCCAAGCTCGACACGGAGCGATCCCTGAACCCTCAGTACCTGGTACACCACGCCTGCCTACCGAGCCGCCTGGACGATCTTTTCGGCGAGGATGACCTCCGACTCGGGCAGCGCATCGTAACGCGCCCGGAGGGCGCGTTGGTCGTTTGCCGCCCCCGTCCAGATGATCGCCGCGCAGACCAGCAGGAGTACCCCCAGAGCCGCCACGATCACCGCCCACTCTTTCCGGTACATGGCACCCCCCTTTCACACATCAATCCTACCCCCTTT